GCTGCATCCCGATAATAAAGGAGAAGGATTATGGGAACTGCTCCATTGTTGGCTCGATTCAAAGTTGAGTTATATCTCCACCCGGAGAAACAGAGAACGGTTATGATACTCGAATGCAAATTTTGCGAGAGCGTTATGGCAGTTCCAGCGGAGGGTCTTTACAGCAAAGACGTTCTGTCTATAATAACGATAGCCCACACAACCCGCTGTCCTCCGGCCTCGCTTTAGGCCGGAGGTTTAATCATATCGTGAAACGATACTTTGTAAGTGATTGATTTGATTGAGCATAAAAGTGTAGCGCAAACTGCTCAATTCCGTCATAATCTTCCTACCGTCTGAGATTAGAGACGAGAAGGCTTTAACCCTTAGTTAATCGGTAATCTGTGACCGCACCGGATAGGCCGAAGGTTGCGAAGGGAAAGGGCAAGAAGAGGAACAAAGGTACTCTTCGATTCTGTAGAATTTTGTTAGACCTCTCGCTGGGACTCGGAGACGCACCGACAGGGAGGCCGGAATAAAAGGATTCAGAATTTTCGATAAATCGAAACGATAGGGAGAACTGCGATGGCAGATTGGAACCTTCCTTCGTATAACGGTGAAACCGTTACTGATGAGATTTAGTCAAAGGAGAATAAATGACGAGACGTATGCTCAAAGCTCCTCCGATAAATAAAGCTCTCGAAGAACTGCTTGCGAGCGATGCTGCTACCGGATGGCCGTGCCACTCCTTCTTTAATCAACCTCTCTATCGCCGCATCTCAGTCGGAAGAGATGTGCGCATAACGAATCTCGGCATCACGCTCCGTATTCGGAAGGCCGGGAAGATCACTCACAAATACTTCAGCTGGGAACAGTTGTTCCGTATGCGGAAGAGAAAGGAGCAACGATGAAGTACCTGCTCGATGTTAATTCGGAGAGGCTAACCCGCTACATATCCTTCACCGCTCCCGGTACTAAACCGGAAGAGGTACTGGAGAAGATATTGAAGGGTGCGGGAATCGTCTCTGCTACCGTTACGGAATACCCGGAGCCTCCAGTTGTTCTTCCGGCCCATACCTGTGTTGATCAGCCTAACCTCGTATGTCCGGCGTGCTCCGCTTCCTTCCACAACCGATAATCGCTCAATGGAACAGGATTTTGCTCGACCTCTCCGCAGATTGGAGAGATAATTAAATATAGCCGTTAGACGGCCCAAAATAATCAAGGAGAAACGAAATGAAAAGCACCAGCCGCAAGTCCGCAAAGTCAACCTCAGCCTCCACCCGTAAGTCAACCCGGGAGAACTCTGCTGCTCAGAAGGCTGCTGTGGCGCGTCACCGTCTCGACCCGCAGATGAAGATTGTTTCGCTGGTCGAAGGCAACCCACGCCGGGAGAAGTCTCTGGGCCACAAGTCCTTCGAGATTATCGTCAAGGCGCGCAAGCCAATGACGGTCGAGACGTTTGTGGAGAAGGGTGGAAGGCTCCGTGACCTCCACTGGGATGTCAACGCGAAGAACGTCAAGCTTGTCCGCAAAGCCGGATAAGGCACAAACTGTAGCTCCCTTCGGGAGAGGTCGATGACGGCCTCTCCCTTTTTGTAGGCTTCCAGAGTTCCCGATACATCAATTCAGTTCATCCCATACAAGGAGCTAGACCCTGCCAATGAAGAAAGACGGAAAGAAAGTTACTCACTTCATCGACCTCCTCCAAACGGAAGAGGTCACTGCTCTGTACAAACACTTCTCAGGCGTCACCAAAGTCACTTTCAAAGATCGCAACGATGCTGAGGTTCGTCTCCTCAACGTCACCTATAACAAGCCAACTCCCGTAATGGTTCAGGCCTTCAAAGCTGTCGGCCTCGATAAGGCTACCATTGATCAATACGGAACGATGTTGCGCGGCCCAATCGCCTTCCCGGAAGGACAGATGACCCCTAAGCAACTGAAGGCTCACCAACAAGCTCTCTCTGCCGGCCAGAAGATCGACAAGAAGGACGGAGCAGCGAAGCAACCCAATGCCAGTTCCACTGCAATCCTTCTAGCTATCCGGGAGCTTATCCCGGTGGAGGCTGAAGGAGAGAATGCCTTTGTAGACACAACGAAGGTAGCAGAGAAGTTAGGAACGAACGTCAACGCGGTAATTAAGGCCGCTGAGCAATTGACTAAACAAAAGTTGATCGAGATGGAGGATGATACACCAGACTCCGTTCCCGGCCAACCCGCTTCTCCTCTCTTCTGGCTCTCGCTTCTCCCTGCGGGAAGAGAGCTGGAGGTAACAAAGACTCCGGCCAAATTGCCGGCCAGCAACCCTGGGCCACGCTCCGGTTTCGGAGGAATGGTGATCCACCGTCTGGTGCCCACCAACCCGCGCAGAGAAGGCTCGGAGGGATGGAAGAGCTTCAACCTCATCAAAGACGGTATGACCTTCGAGGATTACCGGAAGGCCGGAGGCCGGAATACCGATCTTGCGTGGGACATCGCTCACGGATTCACAGCCGTTCGTGCTCCCGGCGAAGAGGCTCCAGCAAAGAAGAAAGCAGAAGCTGCTCCCGCTCCGAAGGCTCCGGCCTCCGCTCCTAGGAAGGAGAAGGCCGCACCGAAGGTAGACCCGCAGAAGGAGATGGAAGAGTTGAGGCAGAAGTTGGCGGAGATGGAGAAGCGGGAAGCTGCCAAAATCGAGAAGCAAGTTGTAGAGTCCGGGAAGTCTCCCGCTCCGAAGGCTAAAAAGTCAATAACCAAAAAGGCCGTTACGCCTAAGAAGAAAGGAAAGAAATAAATTGTCCCTATTACAGAGTCACCTTACATCCTTATCCGCTTGTGCGGAAGCAAAATGTTGGGCTGCACAAAGAACTGCTCAACAAACCTGGGAAGAATGCCCAAGAGCGGATTGGCTCCTGTGGTGGGCAGCGAAGACCTCCGTTAACTCCAAGCAAGACATTGTGCGAGTAGCTTGCTCTATTGCTCGCCTTGTTCTTAAGTTTATCCCGGAGGGAGAGTTGAGGCCGCTTCAAGCTATCGAGGCAGCGGAGGCTTGGGCCAACGACCCAACAGAGGATAACCGGAAATTAGTTCTCGCAGCAAGGAGAGCGGCTTGGGATTTTGCTGCTGCTGCTGCTGCTGCTTATGCTGCTGCTGCTGCTGCTTATGCTGCTGCTGCTGCTGCTGCTGATGCTGCTGCTTATGCTGCTGCTGCTGCTGCTGCTGCTGATGCTGCTGCTTATGCTGCTGCTGCTGCTGCTGATGCTGCTGATGCTGCTGCTTATGCTGCTGCTGCTATGAAGGCAGAGATACTTGCCCTCATTCGGAAGACTCTCAAGCAGCCGTGGAGCGAGGCATAAGACAATGAGCAAAGAGACGAACTTTGACAGAGGTTGGAATATGGCGGAGAGCTATGACACCCACAGGAAGGAGAGGGAAGGAATCACCGAATGTCGCATCACCGTTAATGGCGAACCTCTGTCAGAGTTCGTCGCAAAAGAAATGGGCATCGAGATAACGGAGATGCGCATCCAAATTCTCGGCAAGCTATCGAAGCAAGTATCCAAGGCCAATGCTCCGAAGACGAAGAGGCCGGGCATCGGTAGTGGCCGTGGTTCCGGGAATCCCGGAGTCAAGAAAGCCAGAGTCTTTAGCAAGGAGGAGGTCGAGGCAGAAAATCGCCGGAGGAACCTGCTCCCAATTAGGTAGTTCCAACAATTCAACCCAAACGTAAAAGGAGAACTAAATGACCCGTATGAAATGTTTGCTCGCCACCGTGATGCTCTTAGGCTTAATTGCCTGTGGGCATCCACCCAAACCTTCGCCGTCTCCCTCGCCCACCCCAACTCCGGTGGCCACGCCTTCTCCAACTCCCTCTCCGGTGCCGCAAGCCTCTGCCGCTCCGGCAATGAGCTTCACTCTGGTGCGCGGGATGCACGTCCACGCTGCGGAGACGAAGACCACCACATCTGTTAAATGGAATGGGTGGTTCTCGTTGCCTTCGGTCGAGGCCGCTACCATCGTTGCCGTATCCCAGAACTGGGAAGGTGCCTGTCAGTCCAGCCCTCCTACCACCGGAGGAGTGGCAAGCATAGTGCTCTTCGGAGTTGGGCAAACATCGGATGAAACCTGCTCGCATGAGTTCTTCAAAAATGACTCTGACGGGTCTTTGGCTGCTGGCTTTAATACTGCCGGCAAACTTATATACGGAGATGGAACGTTGAGCAACCTCGTTGTGAGCGTTGAGCACGGAACATCTATTCAACTGCCTGTCCACGTAACCGTCTATGTCAAACGCGGCACTGATACCCTCGCCACCGGCCTTACCTGCGATCTTGTGGCCGGCAACGACGAACAAATTTGTCAGAGCACAACGAAGTTCCTTGTACAGAACCTCGACCGTGTGCTGGTGACAATCTCCCGCAACGATGGCGACAATCTCGTCAACCTCAATGCGGCCTTCACAAAGTCCATACCCTAGGGGAGAACGAACTTGATCATTCAGCTAACTCAAGCTGGTAAAGACTGCCTCATCACGGACTTCCGTGTTGGGGCAGTTTTCTCTTTACTCAATGCGATGCCGGGAAGAAAGAAGTGGGTGGAACGTCACATGATCTTCCAACCCTCCGGTGCAAATATTCAATACATCCTCGACACCTTCCCGGAGGCCGATTGGAGGCCGGAGGCCGGGAAGCTCCGTGACGCCTATCTCGATCTAAGGATGGAGGAGACAAACACGCGGGAAGCCAAGAAGGAGACTCTCACGGACTCTTCCGGTTACGTGTTTGAGACGGAGCCTTTCAACCATCAGCTCCAATGCTTCCTCCTCAGCCGGGATAGGGAAGTGTTTGCGCTCCTCCACGAGCAGGGAACCGGGAAGACAAAGCCGATCATCGACACGGCAGCCTATCTCTTCGAGCAAGGGAAGATAGACGCGCTGATTGTGCTGGCTCCTATCGGAGGCCACATCAATTGGGTCATCGAGGAGATACCCAAGCACATGCCGGCCAGAATCCAATATCACTCTACATACTTCTCGATCAATTGGCGCGATGCCGAGATTAAGAATATGATGGAGGCCGCAACCGCTCCGTCTCCCGGAGTCCTCAACATTCTCACTCTCCATATCGAGGGTGTACGCTTTCTGCCTAGCGGAGAGTTCGGAAAGCTCCAGACCCTTCTGCTGACGTGGCTTCGAGGGAAGCGGTGCTTGTTTGTGATAGACGAATCCACAACCATCAAGAATCATTCCGCTGACCGTACAAAGTTCCTCAACAAGCATCGTGAGCTTGCTCCTTACCGAAGGATTATGACTGGCACGCAGCTTACCACCGGCATCGAAAACCTTTACAGTCAATATTACTTTCTCGACCCGCGCATATTGGGCCACACTTCTTTTACTGCTTTCCGTGCCGAGTACTGTATCATGGGAGGATTCGAGGGAAGGCAGATTGTTGGATACAAGAACATCGACCGTCTGATTAAGATCATCGATGGGCACTCGCATCGAGTCCTAGCCAAGGACTGTTTCGACCTTCCGGGACAGATGTGGAAGCGGAGGCCATTTGTTCTCGCTCCGAAGCAACAGAGGCTGTATGAAGCCTTCCGCAAGCAATCGCTCGAAGAGATTACTGCCTTGATGGGAGAGGAGGAGGGATTGAAGCGGGCACAAGAGATAAGCCTTGTGAGAGGTCTTCGCATGCATCAGATCGTGTGCGGCCTTACCCCAACAGAGAATGCCACCAAACTGGACTTCGGAGAGCCTGACCCTAGGATGACGGCAACCTTGGAGGAGGTCGAGGAGTCTTCAGTTGGCGGGAGAAAGGTCTTGATCTTTGCGCGGTTCAAGCCTTGCCTCCTAGAGCTGTCCAAGAAGCTAGGAGCCCAAGCAGTCTCCTATTACGGAGGCATCAGCGAGGATGATCGCATTGCGGCCATTAAGCGGATACAGGACGATGACCGCATCCGATACTTCGTTGCCAGTCGAGCGGCAGCTAGAGTTTTCACCCTTACCGCAGCCAGCCGAACAGTCTATCACAGTCAGGCGTCCAGCTTGGACGATAGACTCCAGAGCGAGAAGCGCAATTACCGTTACGGTACAACAGAGAAGGTTCTGTACATCGACCTAGAAGCAAAGTGCACGGCCAGCCCTGATCGAAAGATCATCAATGCTCTCCGCTCCAACAAAGAGTTGGCCGATCAAATAAATCAAGACCCGCGCAGTTTATTCCTAGAGGAGGAAGAGGATGCCGGCTAGTAAAGAGACAAGGATGCAAGTTGTCAAAATCTTGGATGAGGAGATTGGACGGAAGGCAGCACTCAAAATCTTCAATCGCCTTATCCAAGAGACTCACGGAAACCAAAGTTACACCAACACGATCTATTCAATCCATAACGAATTACTCACCGGGAGGGAATCATGAAAGGGAAGATCATCACGCTATCGTTAGTCATTGCCGTTCTAATCGAGGGAGCGATTATGACCTTGTACGGAACGGCCCACGCTCAATCTCAAGACCCAACTCCAAGAATTGAATATCTTGGAACAGAGAAAATCTCCACGCCATATGACAATGCGCCGGCACGCGCTCACTTCTTCCGAGATAAGGCAACTCATACGGAGATTGTCTGCTTCAGCGGAATGTACCGGGAAACCCTTTCTTGCATGCCTACTGGGAGGACACGGTGAGCGAGTCAGCCTTCAACAAAGACTTCCGCAAGAAGTTAAAAGAGCAAGCCAACATTCTCATATTCCGGGTCGAGAGCCACAGCACTTCTCCCGGCATCCCAGATAACCATTTCATCTGCGGCGAAGATGCCAAGGTTGCCGGGAGGGTCTGGGCTGGCGAAACAGGATGGATAGAAATGAAGGAAGAGGTTGGAACTCCCTTCCGCGTGGATTATCGTCCAGCGCAAGTGCCTTGGCTTATCCAATACGCAAAGAACGGAGGCCGCTGCTTCACCGCAATTCACATAACCTCCACCCGCCATCTCCTCCTCATTCCCGGAAGGTATAGTCAACTCGCATCGAGCAACCTCCGGTTAGCAGCCCATTGGGTCTTCGACCTCGACAAGAAGGACGTTTGGGAGGAGATCGCCGGGAAGCTCCGTGCTCCCGTAGGAATCCAGCCCCCAGCCGGCAGAACTGTGCCAGCTTAGTGTATACGGTAACACAGGGCTGGACGGAGAACCACCCTCTGGAGTTTGATGTAGGGTAGTATGTTTCCTCTCCAGAAACAAGGCTCAAACAGCCTTTAAACCGCTAGGAAATTGAGTAGACGCAAGAAAAGGCCGCTAGAGGCTCCGGGATTAACCGGGAACCTCTAGCGGCCTTTCTCATTTAGCCTCCTCCGGGTCTTCGGGAGGAGGGTCATCTTTCTTCAATCCGTTCTTGATCATGTTGGCGACATAGCCAAGCGAACCTGCGCCAATAATCTTGGCGAGAGCGGAGAGCTGATCTGCTGAGGGAAGATCGTGCTTGAAGAATACGTACAGCAGCAGCGCAGCACTACAGGTCGAGGCCAAGAGGAGCTTTACCACGCGGCTGGCAGAACCAGTTCCATCGCTCTCCGAAGCAACAGACTTGCCCCACGCGATTGCTTTCTTGATAAGGCCAATTACTTTCTTGATCATTTCACTTCCTTTCCGGGAGCTTCAGTTCAACCTTCCTCTTCCCGCAGCTCCAAAGGAAGAGACAGCCGGCAGACCTGTAGCGAGGAGGGTGCTGCTCGAACAGGGTCTTGTAATCGTTCTCCAGCAGCTTGAGATAATTGTCGTTGGCATCGAGAGCTTGCTGTTTGGCCGCAATGACTTTCTCGTTGTCGCTAACCTCTCGTTGCTTCGATGCAACTTGACTTGTGAGCGCAGTCTTCTCATCCTTACAAATAGGATACTGCGTCACCGCCTCATCAATCGTTCTTTCCTCGCTGGGCAGATAACAGGCCGATACGTCTCCCGGCCTTCGGAGTCCTAACTTGCCGATAACATCCGCATGGAGTTCGGAGTCTGCTATTTTGCCCACTTGGTCGTGCCCAGCCTTCTCCTTGGCAGATAGACCTTGGAGCAGGTTTGCGAGCGTTGTGAATTGGGCGCGTGCATCCTTGGCATCAGCCTCTGCTGCCGAAGCCTTATCGTTGGCTTGTTTGACGAGTTGGTTCTTGGCATCGCTGGCCTCTCTTCGGGATGTCTCAATCTCTTGAGATTGATGTTGGTCGTCAGTTTCTTTCTGCTGTGTTCGACCTCGATGCTCAGCCCACTTGTAGGCTCCGAAGACTAGGCCCACAACAACAACAATTTCAAAAATCCACTTACCATACTTGGTGCCCAATAGAGCACCGATTGTAGTTACCATTTCGCCCTCCCGATCTAAGAATTGAATTCAGCTTCCTCAGCCAATCTGCGCCGGAGAAGTCCTGCCATGTGAACGCCACCCGCCATGTCCCACCGTTCAAACTCTCTCGCAGCTAGCTCCCGGTGGCCGGCATTGAGATAGCGGAGGAGCGTGGAACCGTTCAGGGATTGACAACCTAGGTTAAAGCAGAAGTCAACCAGACCATCGAACTCTCCCTGTGTTAGTTCGACTGTCACGTGAAGGTTAACGTCTTGCTCGCAGAAAGCAATATCTGCCATTAGCCAGTCTTCTGCCTGCTGTTGAGTACAGGTCATGCCCTCGTACACGCCACGCGTGTGGCCGTATCCGATTGTCCATACCTTACCCTTATCATCCCAGTAGGCAACTAACTTACAACCTTCCGAACGTTCAGTTAGTTGTAAGCCTTGCTTCGAGTATTTCATTCTCATCATGGTCTCCTTGGATCACGATCCATCATGAATCGTGGCTCTCTCTCTGCAAGTTTCTTAAGCACCTTCCTCAGAGTATCGTATGAGGCAGTGCCGAGTTCATCAGCATAAGTATCAAGAACCAGTTGTGTTGGCGGGTCGTCTTCCTGCCCTACAACTTCAACATCCGAGTCTGTACCAGATTTCATAAACTCAAGATGCTGGTTCTCGACCGATACCCAAACAAGACCCCAACCATTTGGTTTATATCCCATAGCAGAATGGTTGAGGCCGTAATTCCAAGCAACAGGCAGAATCTCTCCGCCAAGAGCTTGATAGGATTTACTCATTACCCAGATGTGCTGCACAATCCCTCCTTAGCAGGGTAGAACGATCATGTTGTGGATGATAAGATCACCAACGAGGTAATTATGCTCATCATCCCAATCGGCTTCAACTTCAATCAGCACCTTGAAGCTGATCTTCTTGACGTGCCCTGCTCCGGGAGTCTTCCACGCAGCCATCCATCTATCCTCCCACCAGACTGCCTCACAAGGAGTTAACAAACGGCCTCTAACAGAAGACCAAGCTGAGCAAGGAACGATGATGACCTTTTGAACGGCACGCCAGACGTAAGCTTGTTTGGCAAACGACCATCCCTTGATTAGATCACCTCTTAGGATAAGGCCATCATCAGATTCAAACCCAACCTTAACATCTCCAGCCTCAATCTCACCTTCAAACGTCAATATCCCATCGCTAGAATATCGCCGGATATAGACTGGCTCTTCCCATTCGGGACACGTACCAGATCCACCACCAGTATCGGATGAGGAGCCTCCCGCAGTAGGCGTCAAGATATTCTTTGGCGCAACCTGAACTCCTCCATCCAATAAGCATTGAGCAGCTAGAGAATCACTAGGAGTCGAGCCGGGAGGGGCACCATTCCTGAACTTAAGCAACCCAGTGGCCACCTCAATGTAAGGATAGAGATAGTAATGAGTTGATGCGCTTAGGCCAGTATAAGTTTTCCCACGGAAGGGATAGAGTCTGATGTTGTCCCATTCCGAATCCCCACCATTAGATTGCATAATGGTATTTATATTGACTGTGCCGTTAGCAGTAGGAATGAAGTAGCACTGAAAAAATCCGTATCCGTGAGCTGCTCCATCTGCCGGCCATCCGCATCTTGGGGTTGTAGTAGAACCTCCCTCAAATGCTCCAAACTTTGTGATAATGGTAAAGCTAGTGATGCCGGTAGCAATAACAAGATCAATACAAGCTCCCGCGTGTGCAGGGATATTTGGCATTGCTGTTCCAACTTTGATGAATGCCTCTAACACATATACCTGCCCCGCAGTTAAAGCAATTGCTGCTGCACTAAAGTTCTGAGATGTAGCTCCTCCGGCATTGTTTATTTTTCCGTTGAATGATCCATTGACGATTGCGCTATTGTCCTTAACAAGGGCATTACCACCAATCAGAGACCAGTTAGCCGCTTGCGCACCAAGAGTGCCTGCCGATTCAAAATCTCCATTCACCGACAAGTTGGCAGCTGTGTTTGACCCCAGAAGGTTGAGGTTTGTATTATCAGGCCTCAACAAAGACTGGTCAGCAAAGGTACAGATAAGCACAGATGAACTAGTCATGGTGAATGTCAGAGCAATGACTTGGTTTGGAAGAACAGAACCCTGACTATTCAGCAAAGAGCTTACTGTGACGCTTCCATCTCCCTTGCTCAAGTATTGTGTCTGCCGATCATTGGGGCCATAGAACTCAATCACATCATCGATGCCAAACGTTGGAGGCCCAGGGGTCGAGACAGGAGGGCTGGCCAAGGTTCTGCTACGGAATCCAACCACCACAACCCTCATCGAGCCTTCGTTTGCCAAAGCTACAGAAGAGGCTCCTGAGTTCAGTCGATAATCATTAATCGTCACCACCCCTGCTGCGCTGATACTCCCGTGGACAAGGGATAGTCTCCCGGAGCTTACTGCACTTGGGCCTGTATTGTTCCAATCCCATATATAGAACAACTCCGTTCGGGCATAGACATAACCGTCCAAAGGGCTGGTGGGGACAGGGATTGTATTGCCATTCGAGTAATTGGTTGGCCCGAAGAACTCAGGCGTACAGATGGCCTGATTGATATTCCGGTTAACCTGTTGAAGGGTCGTGGCGCGGAGGGTTGAACCGGGAGCAAACGCGCTATCGACAACCTCAGAGAATAAGTTGACGGAGCTAGGGAAGGTTGTGCCCAGTGCGCGATTGCAGAAGGCGAAGACGGCAACCTTGCCTGTTGTGCCGGTATGAGTGCCGCTCAGCTCGTAAGATACCGAAGTGTTTGCGATCTTTACTGCGCCGGAGGTCGTAACGGAAGCAGACCAATCTTGAAGCTGGCCTTTGTTAATTGCCGGCTTGATAGGATTGCCACTTCCGTCTGTATCCGCTGTCCATCGCCAAGAGGTTTGAAACATGCAATCAGCATAGGCATAGGCGTGCCCATCTACCGGGGAGACGATGTTGGCAAGAGGAACTGTCTGTCCATTGAAAAACTCTCCGCAATAGATTATCTCTGTGTTGACAATAGCAAACTTGGCGTTGCCATTCATCTCCGTCAATAGACTTGTATTAAGAGCCTTGTTGGTAAAGAAGTCTGCATCGAGATGCCGAACGAACGAAGGAGAGGCCGCCATGATCATGCTAGCCTTCTGCCGTTGTGCTATTACGAAGACCTGCACCACGCCATCGTTCGTTGTGGCTTGATTGTCTTTGTGATCGTTATTGCCCCTGTATCCAATCTCGCTGCTCACAAGGCCGGTAAGCTGGTTGACATTCCAGATGCCGTACCACATCGTCCAAGGTTCCCGGTAGGTGGCCCAACCTGTGAGTTGATTGGCGGTATTCTGCGGCACCCACATATACATCAGTTCATCCTGACGGTATGTGTACCCATCCACTGGAGACTTCGGCAACGGAACAACATCGCCATGCTTGTAAATGTCAGTAAAGATTTCCAAGCGCACAATTCCGAACGAAGCATTGAAGTTGATTGCGCTGAGATGGGCTCCGAGGGAGAACTTGTTTGCGGCCAACGGAGTATTCGACAAATCACTAAAGCCAGGTATTGTTGCGAGAGTTAAAGGAGACATTTTGGTTTATCCTAGAATGTGACCGGCGTCACCGTTGGTGTACTTGTCTGTATTATCGCAGAGGTACATGAAGGTGTTGCTACCAGCTGTGTAGTCTGCGGTGCCGTTGGGTGCGATCTTGAACAACCCAAACACACTTAGGTAGCTAGCATCAATCATCGTCAAATTCATTCGCCCAGTCGAGAAGAGAAAGGAGCGATTCATTATCTCAAACAGCTTCCCGGTAATTCCCACCACGCCGGCAACTCGATCTGGTATTTGAGGATGAGTGACGGCAACTATATCTCCCGGCTCAAGCAAACAAGTCTGCCAAATAGAATCGGGAGCGGATTGATCAAACTTCAAATTCTTCAATCCATAGCGGCCAAATATCATCCGACTCACCATCCGGGCAGTAAAGAATCCTTGGAACCCGGAGCGGATGCCATCTGCTTGAATGACCTGTTCTCCAAATTGCGTTCCGTATTTGGTTATGCTGGGCCCATATATCTCCGTATCCACAGCCAAGTAATTCCCGGAGGAGTTGGCAGATGAATCGTCCTTATCAAATTGGAACTGGACTGTGTTGATGATGTCGAGCTGTTCGGCCTCCGGGATATTGACCCATACATTTGGCCCCAAGGTTGCAATGGCAGCCGGCACAGTAAGTGGAGAGAAGAAGTTGACTGTGACTTGGCCAAGGCTATTCACCCACAAGTAACCGCCAAGAGGCTTAAGGAGTTGAGCCTTGATAAAGTCTGCGGCCGCAACGGAAGAGGTCAGCTTGAATTGGAACTGAAGACCACTGAATATTCCGTCTCGATATGCTTGAATCTTGGTTGTGTCGATGAAACCTCCAGCAAGACCAACTTGAACGCTGAGGATGTTTAGCAAGAGGTCGAGCGGATGGGCCAATAAGGTCTTGGGGTTTGTGCTAGAGATAGGCAACCCGGAGTCACCATTGAGATATATGACTTGAGAGAGGACAGCGGAGATGTCGTTGCAGGTGAAATAGTAATCGTTATTTGCATTTACACTTGCTACTGTGTCCACGTTCCCGGTGAAGAGAGTAACAAAGTCCACTTGGGCGAGGCCGGGAAGACCCATCTGGAGGGTTATTTGTTTGCCCTCGAATGTGAACCCAGGGAAGTCAGCTGTGATTGCTCCTAGTCTATCTTGAACTGTAAAGGCGAACGATATTTGCGAAGCTCCTCCATTAAGATCACTAATAGAAGTGGCGCAATCATCCATCGAAACAATCCAATCAACCTGCCCACCAACTCCGCTTTTGTAGTTGGTAAACACCTTGCTGTATCCCGCGATAGTAATAAGGAAAAGAATTTTTCCAGAACGGAATACAGCCAGAGCATTCTTGAAGTTAGTAGTAGCAGCAATCACATTACACCACCTGTCTCATACGGAATTGAAACGCAGCGTGCCCAAAGATTGCCCGCTTTGGGGCCCAGAGCGTCTCCTCCATTGTGTAATCGGTATGGGTAGTTGGGTCAGTTGAATCCGGGTAGTAGGTGAAGAATCCTCCCGGCAAAGCCCACGTCATGAAAGTTTTCCACGTTGCAATATCAGCAGCAGGAACAAACGGAAAGCTCAATGTGAAGAAAAAATCTGTCCTCTCCGTTATAGACTGCTTAATGCCGCTCGATGTAATCGAATCCTGACGTGTAGCTTCCATCTCCTGAGCCAACGGCCTCTGGACTGCTGGATAAGTAGGAAGCAACGAGGAGCGCAAAGAACCTCCCCAAGCCAACAGGAAGTCTCCAGCAGTCTGTGCTCCTCCAACAAAGCCAACATAGCACAGGAGGTCATCTCCATCCGATACTTGGCCGGCAGTCGGAGTGAGAGTCAGCTTCCACCACCCGTTGCCGACAGAGACCATCGTTGCATTCCCTGTAAGGACGGCGCCAGTGGTAAAGTTAACTGTGCACGATTGAATATTGGTTGCTGTGGTTCCGTTCCGAAGAATGAACGCATTGGCTACTGCTGCACCAGTTCCAATCTTAACATAAATGGAATAGGGTTTCCCGGAAGCCTTCCCAGCAGCAAGGCAAGTCTGATTCATAAGGGCCACCGCCGTTGCGGTTGCTGCTACCTTCTGAGCGGTGTTAGTTCCGTCAGGGGCAACAGCAAACGCTGGCGTGATCGTAATATTTGTTTTGGCCCATGCAGCATTGGTGAAGTCAGAACCAGCAATGAGACGTTCATCAAAGGTAAACTGCGGCGTGATCATGAAGACCTCTTCGTCACCCTGAGTGCATTGCTAGCCACAAGATTGCCTTGGCCTCGTTGCACCTTCCGGTTCATCTGTTCCATAACCTTGGTCAGGCTATCAGGACTCACAAGACCTTTGATATGGAAATGATTGTGGATACCTCCTCCGCCAGATATATGCGGAGCAATAGCATCACCTACTGCTTGCATCGCCTTCGGGTCATCCAACGGCAAAGCGGCCTCCGCTGCATCTCCTCCGTTCGCCGCATCTCCCATTACAGCCATTGTTCGTTTCGTAATCAAGCCTCCGCCAGCAAAGGACTGAACGTTGACGCTCTGTACCGGAGGAGGAGTGGTTTGATTCTGGCCTGGAGAGGCTAGGCTGGTTGAGCTCCCGGTTGAACCGGGGGCTGTCGAACCTCCGCCAGACGATGCTCTGCTGACAAGACCTCCGGCCACGCTGGCTCCAGCTCCAACTAGGAACCAAAGGCCGGCAGAAGTGAAGTGCTCTCCTGCGTGCCCGAAGTCCGGTGAGGTTGGAGACATAGCTGCGAAACCAAGGGCCATTTGCTCGATAGCCTTGACGAATGCATACTGTGCTACGGATTGCAAGATCGCAGCAGTTATTTGGGCGCAAGCCTGAGCAACGGTAACTCCTCCGCTGGCCCAAGCTTGGAACATTTGCTGGAGTGCGGCAGTAGCTCCCAAGGCTACATTGGAGATAGTCGAGCCCATCAGCCTCGCATCAACGCCAAGACCTTTGAGAATTGATTCCTGAATTTTGCCTTGAGAATTAACTCCCTTGATAGCTAACTCCCACTTGTGATAGGTAGCAATTAGCTTATCGAGCGCAGCCTGATCTTTGGCTGTGTTCTTCCCCTCAGCAGCATTCAGGGCAATTTGGGCTTGGAATACTTTGATCTGAGCAGCAAGCAGTTGGCCGTAAGAAGCGGTGCCGCTCCTCGCAATCGCTTCATAGGATTGCTTCGCCAAGTCCCGTTCCCGCATATACATCATAGTGCTCTTAATACCAAGTTGCTGGTACTCAAGCTCTATAATGTTAACGGTTTGGGCGTACATCAACCGCTTCTCCTCTTCGTGCTTCTGGTCAATCATTGTTATATCAGCATTTAACTTCTGACGCGCAACGACCTCTTGCGGGCCAAGCTGATTTAACTCGTACAGAAGAGCAGCGCGTTTGCTTTGATAAGCCTTCTCGGAGGCATCCTGTTGTATCTTGAGAAGGGTGACCGCGCTGACTTGGGCCGAAGAACGGAGGAAGGAATAATAAGCAACCTCAGCCGATTCCTTGTCTGCAATTAAAGCCTCGTTGTAATGAACCTCTTTCAATGCCAGGGTCTTCCGAACCTCAACATGCGATTGAATTGCCGCAGTAACTCTATTCTGCTGCGCCAAGAACGCATCGCTCTCCCGGCCATAGGTGATCTCTAGGAAGTCCAACACCGCTTGTTCGGCATTGATACGATCTTCGGAACCATCCTTGGTTGAAGCAACTACATTCTCCAGAGCCTTGACCACCTGGTCAGCCTGCTTTACATAGGCCGCTTGGTCTATCTGAAGCATGCGCAGGTGATGTTGAATGCGGAGGTCTTCGAGATGACCATTGATTGTGATAATCTCTTGCTCGTTGCGAACTTTGTCCTTGTTGGCAAGCGCGAGCTGGTCTTCATACCCTTTCTTCTCGATGTTGTACTTCTCAACCTCGTTGGTCTTTTGCTGTTGGAGAAACTGGTTGAGACTTTCCTTACCGCGCTCGAAAGCAATTCGCTGATTTTCTTCGTTAACAGATAATGTGGCGAGAAGGAAGGCCTGATGGACGGTGAGCTTGGCGCCATCAATATCTTTCTGATGTGCAATCTCATCGCTCTTTATTCTGGCAGTATCGGCATCGCGTGCCGCCTTCTCCCTATCCCGGCTTTGTTGCAGGAGTTGCTGAGCTTCTTGAAGGACAGCACGCATGCGCTCTAAAGAAGAAGCATCAAAGCCAAGAAGAGCACTAGGAACACCACCTGCGTCACGAGCTTTTGCCTGACGAATTTCCTCCTGCTCATCCTGAATAGCTGTAGTGGTTTCCTTGATCTTACCATTTATTCTATCCAACATCGCATCCATGCCAGCAAACGGGTTTTCTGGATGGAGGTCTTGCGCCTTTTTTCCTACCTCTTGAAGAAGAGCAGAGAACTCCTTGAGGTCTTTCCCGGCAGATTTTGCATTAGCCTTTTCCTCTCCGCCAAATAGAGAAGAGAAGAACCCACCACGATTGATGAACTTATCGCCTTGCTGATCAAGTTCCCCTCCGATCTTCCCCACAGTCTCATCGAAGGTAGACTTGATGTGCTTGAGAGCGAACTCGTAAGCTGCGATTGGCCCTTGGGTAAGCCGGATGAAGTCTTCCTCTTGCTGATTGATCTCATCCCGTATGCTGTTGCTGGTAGTCCTGAATTGCGTATCGCTCGCAGTCCATTCTTCCCGTAACTTCTCGGATGCCTCGTGCCACTCGATCAGTTTGTTGATTCCTTCAGAAAGGACACTCAAGAGAAGGAGAGGAGCGAGAACAGAGAAGGCTGCTTCCATGGCTGGCCCAACTAACTTCATCTCTGCCAACCAAGTGCGAAGTCCACGCGGGATTGTATTGCCTGTTAATTCTCCGTAGGCTGCGGCAGCTTCCCTTCTCTGCCGCATGTCGACAACTTCGCTCTCGCCGGCAGTCCTAGCTTCCTTAGTAGCAACAGTTAGATTACGAGCTGCGGCAGCGGCCTTCTCCTGTGCTGCGGCTAACTCTGCCATTGCTACGGAATCATCTGACCCTGCTTTCTTTGCAGACTCCAAAGCAACCTTGAGTTCTTTCTGAGCTATTTGATTGTCCTGAGTTGCACGGGCAACCTTAATCCAAGCATTGCTGATCTTCTCTCCGGCCTCCGCTCCCTTCTTACCAGCATTGTCTAGCTCCGTTCCAACTCCTCTCGCAGCATCCTCTGCCGGCTTCATTTTCGCGGAAACCTTTGCCGGTAAAGTATCAAGCATGCCCTCAAGCGAAGTTGCATCGCCAAGGAAAGTCAGTACACCATCGCCAACATTAATGGGCACGAGTAATTACCTCCTCCGGTGAATACCCCATTGAGCGGAATAACTCCGCATCGCTCTGAACGTACTTCAAACCGGAGCCTTCCGGTTGCCGTGCTTCTGCTGAGCGGATAAGGTTGCGAGTCCGGGATTGGAACATTAGTCCCAACAACTCTTCCGTCCAACGTGTGTTGATATACTCTGGGGTTCGTCCCCATTCTCTGAGGGCAATCTCGTACATGTCGCCTAGCTCCGGGAGGTTGCTGACGCCCCCAGCGTCATCATTACCGTCTTCAGTTCTCCCATGAAAGGGAACGCAACTGCTAGTATCTTGCTGAAGGCTACAGCAATTTGTTCTTCGGTGGCTCCAGTCTCTGAATCCATGATCTTATCCTTCGGAAGATCAGGAGCGTATTCAAAGACGAGGTCAGCAAGAATCTCCGGGAACTGAAGGAGAACATATCCCAGTCCTGAGAGGAAGGCTGCATCGCTGCCCATATCACCCCTCATTGTGTTTGTTACCTCTCCCATCTTCGTCATCATCGACTGGCGCCAATCTCTGGACTTGAGAATGCGCAGAGGTTTAATCTTGTAGACAACTTCTCCGAGAGTGACCTCAATCGGAGCTTGTGCGAGAATTTGGTCTTGTGACCGCTTGCCTTCTGGTAACATCGTTCTCCTCCTTCAAGAAGAATGCCGGAGGCCACTCGACCTCCGGCTCAAGTTCAGTTTAGCTGTGAGGCGCAACCAGGTCAACGATCTTGATCAACCGCTTGCCGGGAGTCTTTGTGGAATCCGCCAAGAGGCCGAACTGTACCGGCCACACCAGCTTATCGTTGCGCTTGAAAGTTGCCTGAACGTTCGCCTCAGCAACAGCTCGATAGCCGATGATGATGCGCTGACGTCCTGCCTGGTTCAAGCCTTCGAGTGCAACGATTACTTCTGTCAGCAAGCCAGAACCAACTTCCAATACATCGAGCTGGGCGTGAGTGACGTCAGCCGCAGTCTGGGTCAGGATAGACCCGGAGATTGCGCGGCTGAGGTTCTTGAGGGTGGTCTCTGCCAGAGAGCAGCTGATCGCGAGTTTTTCAGAGTCCAGAATTTTCTTTACAGTGGCCATTTCTTCATCCACCATAATGTCCTTCACTCCGGGAGTGTAGGCAATCTGGACGCCGGCATCCGTGTAACCAACTTCTTGCCAACCCGCAGGGAACGTAACAGGATCAAGTGTTCCGTCCAAGGTGGGCAAGGTAGTTCCAGCCGGAGCCACCAAGAGTCTTGCCGGGCCAACAATAATATTGCCTGCTGTGCCCTGCGTAAGGTTCGACATAGGATATTACCTCCATTTTGAGTCGGTGTTCTCCGACAGATTAACTACGCGCAATGAGCTCGTAGAATGAAACAACAGTTGCCCAATCCGTGTCTGGATCAGAAAGGTCTTGGGGTGGTGTTACCTCGCAACAGGATAAGATCGTGCCCACAGGAGTAGCTCCGTTCACAATCTTGATATTGCCCATCCCGTTTATCGAATCGTACATTGCAGAATATACTGCCCTAACTGCCTCAACAGCAAGTACATCGCCCCAAATTTTAATCTGCATGCGAGGCCGGATGATGGTGGGAATCTCCGGGTTGGAAAAGCCTCCGCTTGCCATTATTGTTATTGCTGGCCCCAACGAAGGGTCGAACTTAGGAGGAAGCTCGACTGCATAAATGCTATTGGTATTGTTCCGATTTGGCAGAAGAGTAGTGATTGCAGCGATGGAACGGAACCAGAGAGCGAGAAGAGCATTAGGGTCAACCATCACAACCTCACGGTGTATCTCTTAGTTTACTTTTGACAACATCGAATATCTTGCTTACAAACTGATTAAATGCCGGCCAGAGATAGGGCTGAGCTTTCATCTTCACAGTTCCCAATTCCAGATAACCACTGTATCCAGATTGACCATAAAGAGTTGCCTGCACTCCTTCGGGAACCTCGACCACATCCTCATCGATGAGCCTTCGATTGGTTCCTGTGATATATGGAGAAAGGTTGACTGCTTCCGGCTTGATGTCTAACTCAAAGACCTCCGTCACACCCGCAAGTATTGCCTCGCGTATCTTCGCCTTGGCTCCTTCCGTATCGAGATTAAGGGTGAACTTGACGTCATTGGGCATGTGGTAGCTTGCCTCCGCTGGCGAGATACCCAAGAGCAGCTCCAGCAATCAATTTCAATGCATCGTACAGAAACTTAATGAGCGCGTCACGAGGAGCAATCTGATTCTTCCTCGAATCGTTCTCAATTCGCTGAATGGCTGCGGCTTGAATGTCTGACTTTGATGCCAGACCTCTCACCTGTTCTTGAAGAGCACCCATGTTCCGGGACTCCTCGAATTTGTTTGTGAGGAGAGTATCCATCTTCGAGTTTAAACCGGAAAGCTCCCGGTTGATAGACTCGATTGTGGCATCCAGCTCCGGCCTTGTGACGAAGTCAGCGTTGGGTGACATTTCTGTGGCCCTCGTTGTTCTAGGTACGGTCATGGTTTGACACGCTGCATTCGGAACTCGTATGGCGCTCCTATTACTACGGGTTCCACAATGTCCATGATATTGTATCTCTGGTTGTCGATGAACACCCACATGTCTTCCGAGAAGGTCACACCAGGCACCGGGAAGAGATAGAGAATGTATTTGGAAACGATGGCGTGCTTGTCTCCTCCGGGAGCTACACCTCTGCGGGTATCCGGGAGGAGCTTACAGGCTACAGCAGGAGCTACCACGGTGCCCGCATTACTGGTAGGCACAGTGGGATGGCCATATACTCCTGTTGTAGCTGAATCCTGTTTGATGTCGCATACATCGTCAAAGACTTCCGAGAGGTCGAGATCAATCTCAATCGCCATTGGCTTATGTCTCCGTTCTCATGATGCGGTTGCGGATGATAAGCAGCTCGTTCATGCTGCTAAGGTTATCCTCGATTATTGCAAAGGCTGGGGTGTTGTATTCGAGGTCACGGAATCCTGCGGCTGCGGCCTTCAGGGCAGCTACCTTTGAAGTTTGGTCGATCTTCAACGTTCCAAGAACGATGTTGTTGAGCTTACTGGCGGCCTTGTTGGCAAGGGAATCGAGCGCAAGCGCACAAGCAAGATACAAGCTCCCATTCGGAGAAAGATTGAAAATGGCAGCAAGGTCTTCGTCTTGAAAATTGGCTTTTGTTAGGTCTGTATCGCCAATGAGATAACGCATCTGACCAGTTGTTGTTGTAGCATCTAACGATGTCGACATATGCCCTCTCTAATAAGCGATAAAGAAGGCCGGGACTTTCATCCCGGCCTCTAGGTTATTGCCGGCCAGAACTACTGACCAACGTTGACAACGGCCATGCGCGGGTCGATCTGCACTCCGCCCATGATGTGCCGAACGCGCCAGTCAATCGCGTCCTGCTCGAAGTCTCCCTGCAACGGGTCTTGAATGGCGCCGCCAAGCGTGAGCTTGTTCGGGTTCTTCATAACCAGTTCAGGAGATTCATGACCACGGAGGAAGTTCAACTGCACCGCTGCTCCGTTCGCCAACCGTGCAATCAGGTACCACGTGGTGTTCTTGCTGGCCGAAGTGTCGAGAATCGGCAAGTAAGGATTCATGTGGCCTGTGATCGAGAAGTTGGTGATCACGTTCTTGTTGGGGCTCAGGAGGTTCGCACCACCGCCAGCCGCGATGAGCAGCTGAGACTGAAGAACCTGATACATCGGAACTTCGAGAGCCGGAGGGACAACCATCTCAAAGCCATCGATGATCACAGGTTCGCCGTCCGCATCCAACATCTGGCGGAACAGCTGCACCGCGTTCTGGACTCCCGTTACGGAGAGAGCAGAACCAGCACCAGTCAGCTTGTTCTGAACGTTGCCGGCGTCAATCGGGTGAACGATAGGCGCACCGAAGAGAGCAGCGTTACCGCCACCGCCAGCAGCAATCAGGAGCTTCGTTGCTTCGCGGTATTCCGTCCGCAACGCAGCATTCGCCAACCGCTCTGCGATGTCCGAGAAGGCACCCAGGTCGTCACCGATCAGAATTTCCCAGCCCAGACCAAACCGGCGTCCGAACTTGTTCAAGCTGATCGTTACCGCACCGGAGCCCAGCTTGGCATCCTGTTTGTATTCAGTCATGGACTTGACCTGGTTCAACGCACCCTGAAGTCCGAAGACTCCGATGGGCTGCTGAGGCCGGAAGTCCATCTGGCTGCCTACTTTGACATACTGGCGCCAGTCAGGTTTTGCGATTGCATACTTGGCCAGCAGCTGCCGGTCGAGGATGGTTCCGAAAATGATCGGAAACTCTGTGGTGGTCGCAGCCTCTTCGAGCATTGCGCGCCGCATCGAGGTGCGATAACCCTTCTCATTGACGATGAGTGAGATCAGTTTCTTGCAAGCTTCATTGAGGTATTTTTGTTTCTTCTTATCCTTCGTGCGAACCTCAGCAAAGCCTTCTGCCTCATTCATTGTTTCCAAAAAATCCGCCATACAGTTGTTGCTCCTTGTTCTGAATTTGTTAGAGGTTTAATTGCTTTGCTTGCCTAGTTGACGCCAAGGCGAACATCGATGCTGGCAACCGCGCCTGAGTTCACAGGGCCCAGCGCAATGCCGTAAGGAATCTGGCCGGCAGTGACTGAATCCTTGCTGACCACCGCGGTGGCAGGTTTGATGAAGAGTTTATCGCCCTTCGCAACCGCAATGTTGCCGGCGTTGTTAGTGCCCGACACCGGGATGTTATAAACTCCCATGGTGTTGACGGGAACGGTGTCTGTGGTAGCAGCAGCCGTAGTTTCCGCAACACCAGCGAGGCCGGTGCCAATCACCACAGGGTCGCCGGCAGTGGGCTTGTTGTTCAACGCAGGGCAAGTGCATTCAGAGCCCAGAGCGTCAATCACGCGTCCGGGTTGTTTAAAGTTCTGTGCCATAAATCAAAGCTCCTTATTTCAATTTGTTAGAAGTTGTTGGTTGAACTACATGCCGAACTATCGGTGGCCCTTAGCTGCGATCTCAGCCTCTTCCTTGCTCAGCCCCATCTTCTGATAGGACTCAACCATGCTGATCTTGTCGGCAGCATCATCCTTATCTCCGGCATCGGCCTCGGACAGATCAGCCTCGGAAGCTCCCATATTGCGAACTCCACCCTTGTTGCCGGTGAGAGAAGCAATGTAGGTCTTTTCTGCTTCGATGGCCTCTTTCATGCCGGCCACTTCGACCGCTTCCTTGAACTGCTCTTTCAGCCGCACTTGCGCCGGTGCGGGCAATTTGCTTTCTGACAGGAGTTTGGTAAGCTCTGCGGCCGCAACCGCTTTCTTCCCAGTCTTCACTGCCTCTTGAGCTTCCGTGGTCAACGTTTCGATCTTCTTGTTGGCCTCAGCCAGCTCCGTGTTGAGTTGTTCCGCAGTCTTCATATTGTCAAGCTCCTTCTTAGTTTTGGATTCGATTAAGAGCACAAGGTCTGGGCGTCTCTTGCTAAGCTCAGCCAGAGTCACCAAGTCCACATCATTCGGGTCGTTGCTATCAGACTCGATAGTTTCAACCCTGCCGCCAGCACCGGGATACGTCACAAAGTCCACGCTCCGGGCAGCAATGAAACTTTCTACCACCATCGTCTCGACACCCTCGACCGTGTCGTTGTATCCTTCTCCGATTGCGCGGATGGACACTCCCATCTCTCCCAGCAACCCGGCCTCTGCGAGGTTTTCAAGCTTGGCTTTGAAGGTTGGGTCGATTACAACCACATCTCCCTTTATCGAGCCATCCGACTCAACCCAGGTGCTCTTTAGATTAGCAACCCAGTGGTTGACATCTCCCTCCGGCCTCGCCTTCTCTTCGAGAGCAGTCTGGTGATTGGCAAACATCTTCGCTCCCTCGAAGACCTTGTGCCCGCGCTTGAGTGCGCTCTCCTTGTAATACTTGCTCTGGCTGGTATTGAATCCCGGCTGGATAACCGTCACCGTTAACTTTCCGGTTGACTTGTTGTAGGCTCCTTCCGAGAGCTTGCGGCTGCTGGTAACCGGGACTCTGCCGGACTCCTTAACAGGAGCATAGCAGACATCCACGCGAACAGGCGCGCCCAGCGTGACATCGTTCTTTGCGATCTTGTACTTGACGCTGAAGAGGAAACCGTTCATGCTGTAGATCGCAACGTCAGGATAGAGGTCAACGACATAAGCGTAATCATTCATGTCGGCATCGCCGTCTCCGTCCAAGTCCATATCCGCGCCTTTGCGAATTTGGGTATTGATGGCAGAGTAGACCTGCGATTGGATTGCTGTGAAGCTGCTTCCCTTAGATAGAGCAGCGGCCTCGCTCAGGATTGTTCCGTCAACTAACTTGTACTTGGGGTTCATAAATCCTCCTGTGGTGCCCGTGCTCCAACTACGGCGCAACGGCAACGTGTATGGAATGGAGTAGCATCATCGCCACTCGGAAATTCATCATCTACTGGTATTGCTCCAGCATCCGCATTCTCTTGGCAAATGTCGCAGGGGTCATCTACAGGAATTGCTTTCTTGTATTCAATCCCTAGGTCACCAAGCTTCTCCAGAGTTGCCTGACTAATAGCATCATTCATCTCTGTTGTAGCGATGGCCTCAGACCTCTTAACAGACATATCCGTCACAACTTCCCGGATGAGTCTTGCTGTACCACCTACGCCCAACCGCTCCTCGATGCCTGTCGATATGGCATCCTGAATTAGAGATAGAGTTGTAGCATCAATTCCAACGACCGTCTCTGCTGCGGAGGTTGCTGCATAATCCGCTGCCCGTTCTCCGGTGGGCCCAAGTTGATCGAGAGGAGTTTGTTTGACCTTGGCTTTTGGTTTGGCCGCTTCCTTTAGAGAAGCATCATCGTGGACTTGCGCGTTCTTGTATCCTTCCTTCCACGCCATCATCTTGTGGGAAGAGAGGAGACTAACCAACGCTGGCCGCATTTGTCGGAGCACAGTCTTAATCATCAGCTCCGAACTATGGAGAGCGGCCTCCTTGTGCTGGGACTCGGCAAGCTGGGCAAGACTCTCGATTGGTAACCGTTCCCCAAGTGCCCGGAAGTAAGTTGCTACATCACGGGCACAAGCCTTCTCTCGCCGCATGCCGGCAGCTCCGAGAAGTCCAGGACGGTTGAGTGTCTCGACCAGCTTGCGTAGTAGGAACGGAATCACAAGCGCATTGACTCCGCAACTTTAACCAAAGCAGCGGTTAGCTCCTGCGATTCTTTGGCATTAAGTCCGGGAGCTGCTCCAGCCGCCATCACCTTCATTTCCAGATCATCTTTCTTCTTTTGTTCCGCTTGTTGCGTCTTCCGAATTGCTCTCAGCTCCTTCATCGCCTCATCGATGTCCGGAACTTCGAGCGCAGCAAGAACAGAGGCCAGAATGTCATCGTTCTCCGCAAGCTCCGGCCAGATACTTGCGCAAGCGGTAATTGCGCTTGCTAGCTTCTGCAAGTCAACATCCAAGATCGGAGGCAACTCAACCTCAAGGTCGAGGTCTTCCAGAGCTTCATCAATACCATCGCCGGAGTTCTTATCCATGACGATAGTGAAGATGTCGATGTAAGCATCGCACCAGAGCTTTTGATAGCTCTTAAACATCTTCAACATCGGTAGTTCCATCGCCGTTGCTGTGGCGAGGTTCCCGGTCGATGGGTCACCGAAGTAATGAATCATGATGCCGGTTGCTGCGGCCACCATCAGCTTAAGTTGGTTACCGTCTGTTGCTGCATCGCCGGCACCCGTTGCTCTCGGCACCGCTTCGAGGTCTGCGGCTTGGTTCTGTGCCCAAGTTCCTCCGGGAGCGGGTGGGGGGTTCTTCTCGACCTGCTGGCTGCCGGAGTTTACATATGTGGACTGAAGTTTTGTCTTGAGTGCATCGACTGCCTTCTGTCCACCCTTCGTGGTGAGCTTGTAGGCATACTTGCTCAAGGCCTGTGTGATCGCAACACGAGCTTCCATGAAGCGGCGATGCTCCTTGCTCCAATCGTTCGCCGCACTCAGCAGACCATTCCCGCGCTTCCCTATATCGTCATAAGGGAGATGGTAGATCACCACATCATCCTCAAACGATATGTTTTCATTCATGAAGCACTTCTGCTGCTCGCCTAGAGCCTTGTCCTCATCGTCCGCAGTCCAGTCTGCATAGTACAGAGCCTTTGTCTGCCCTGTTACTGCTTGAGAGTCAGAAGGATTCCTTACCGGCAACTGCCGGCGATACCCTAAGATGTGCTCATCGTCATCCGGGTCTGTAACGATGTGGGTGATCTGAAGCGGGTCGATTCGCCGGATAACTTTTTTGCCGGCCTTATCAGTAAAGATCGCAAAGAAAATCTCGCCATCCACAAGGAGCTTCTTGCTACTCTTCCGCTGCCCACGCGAACTCATGATGGCGCGGTTGCGTCTATCCTTCATGAATGTATTGATAGCAGTCTGAACTTCCGGCACGCTCGACTGGAATGTAATCCCGGTTCCCAGCGCGTAATCCGTATGCAGCCGGACTGCTTGCTTGGCTAACGGGTCTTTCTGCCAGTATAACCGGGACTTGCCGACTGTTAGCTGCCGAGTCATTGGATCAGTCTCAGCAGAGAGATAAGCCTTGCTGTTGAGCCAGCCACGATCATCAAGAGCCAGCTCGATGTCAGCTCTTGTGTAAGCCTCCCGGAGTTCTGGGACAGTCTCCAATAGGAGGCCAGCCTTGCTGTTGAGCCAGCCACGATCATCAAGAGCCAGCTCGATGTCAGCTCTTGTGTAAGCCTCCCGGAGTTCTGGGACAGTCTCCAATAGGAGGCCAGCCAGTTCGCTTATCTCCACTTTATTGGATGCAGCTTCAGCAATCTCTTGCCGTTGCGCCGTGGCTTCGACTATATCTAATGAGCCGATGTTCAATGCGATGAATTCCATATTGCTCCTTAATCCCAGATGGAGAAGGCCGGTTGCTCATAGCCTTCCATTAGTTCGGCCTCATCGAGGTCTTGGCTGATTTGAACGTCAGGTGCGCCGTCTACCACAATCGTTTCTTCGCGCAAGCGGAGGATTGCCGGCTCATGCGCATAACGTCTTGCGTCCATGGTGTGATTCCACTTGTCTACGATGATTGGAAGGACGTCACCGGTAACACGATCAATTTTGTACTTGTAAAGACGATGCTCCTGCTTCGCATAGGTGCACCTGGGATGAATGATGATCTGCTCGAAGCTCCGAAAGTATTGAACGCCGTCTTCAACGCAGCCTTCCCATTTCTTACATCCCACCATGTTGAGGCCATAGTCTTCCGACAACATGGCAATAGTTTCCGGCCTCGAACAGTCTGCCCTGATGATATGATTCGCGGCACCAGGGATTGTTCGGATAAGTGTGTTAAGATCGGCATTCTTGAGTCCGTGGCCAACGGCCTCATACTCGATGAATAACTTGTTCTCCCATATCCAGCTCTTGTCTGTGGCTGCTGGGTCAGGGCCAAAGCCGAAGTCTTGCCCGAAGTATGGGCCATCCCAAGTAACATGTGGCTCGAAGGCTTCCACGCTCCACTTGCCCTTATATACCTGCGCATCCGAACGGGAGTTGGTCTTGCCTTCCCAAACGTGAGCAGCAGTATCAGGATCAACCTTATAGTCATACTCCATTTCCTTTCTTAGCTCTTCAGGGAACCAATCGTTGTCCCACCAGTTGATTTCAACGACCTCGCAATTAGGTGGCCAATCAGCAGGGTCGGATGATCCAAACCTCTTGTGAGTCGGATCATCCTCTTCATCCGGGTTATAGGTGACCCAAATTTGCGAACCTGATTTGCGGATAGTTGGGATGAGCTTCTTCCAGCTGATCTTGCTGACCTTCTCCGCTTCTTCAATCCATACGATGTCAACGCCTTCGAGAGACTTGATGTTGTTGATATTACGAAGGAGGCCGGCAAAGATGAATGTTGTTCCGTTCTTCCCTGTGATTTGAGTATCAGTAACCTTGTACCACTTCTGAAGGCCCATTGCTATTATCTGATCACAAAGGAGAGCGTGAACGGAATCAGCAATTGACTTCTGGACTTCACGAGCGCACAGAATGCGGAGAGGAGATTGTGTGCCTAATAAAAGGAGAGCACGCGCAACACCCCAACTCTTCGCTCCTCCTCGACCGCCACGCATGACTTTGTAGCGGCCTCGCCTATCAAACAAGAACTGAAGTTTGCTTGGGAACTCAATATCATACGAAGGCGCAACGATAATGGGCGATGTCTGTTGTTGCGCCTGCATGGTCTACTCCTTTGCTACGGGTTTTGTGAAGCGAGAGTCTTTGAAGATGATGTTGAGAACGGGAGCCTGCATCGCAGAGCCATCCGGGTTCTGAAGCGAGAGCTTGTCTGTCCACATCTCCTTATACTTGCCCAGCAGGTCGAGAGCACCGCGCCTGTCCATCTTGATGCGGGTCTTCTTTACTTGCTTGGCTTGATCGCCTTTGCCCTCTTGATACTCTTCGATGACAAGCTCCGTCAGCGCGTCTAGCTCATCATCTGTGGCATCCGAGAAGTCCAACCGGAGTTCGCCGGTGGGTACAATGCCCTCAAAGTTGCAGCTCTCACATTTCTTTCCTTGGCACCCCGCGCAGTTGCGGTATTCCTTCCGCGCAAACTTCGACATGCCGGTGTAAGCAAGGCTCCGCAGCTTGGACAGAATGTTCTCTGTAGTGATGTCATAGGTCTTGACCATTTGATCTACATGAACTGCGATGGCAGACTTGATATGTTCCATCTTCATGAAGTTGCAGCCACGCGTTGCAGCTCCGGCAGGTGGGCAGCCGATCATGAGTGCGGCCTTGGTTTGATTGCCCTTGCCGTTCGTCTCCGCCAGCGTCTGTACGAAGGCCGCGACAAATGCGCGCTCTCTAATAGTCAGACCATCCGGGCCAACTCGTGGTCTCAGTTTCTTTGGGCCGTGGTTCCGGGTCTTCTTCAGCGAATATTGCCCAGCAGGTTTCGTCTCTTGGCTCATTGCCTTGCTCCGTTTGTTGATAGAGGATGATGGCTTGCGGGTTGCGACAATCGGGACAACCTTGCGGTGCCTTCCCGAACTCGGAGAAGAACACCGCACGAGGGGCAGTGGATTTCCCACGCCATGGTTGCTACCTCCGGCGAATGGCCCACCGGATTGCGGCAGGTATCTTGTCGAGTGCTTCAGTAAGGTGGTGATACTCGGAGGCCGTCAACTTGATGACAACCTGAGTGTCGTGAACCGCTCGACCTCGGAAGGCCGCATACTTATCCCGCAGCCAGTCCCACAGGTTGTATTGAAGCTTGTCCTGAATGTATGCTGAGTACAAGACACCAGCAAGCATCACTCCGATTGCTAACAGTATTGCATGAGGTACGGTCATTGCTTGTGCTCCTTTCTAAGAGCTTAATGGTTGCGGCCCAAAGGCCAATTGTGTAGGATGAAGTGCCAAACCATCAGTAGCACCTCGAATGCTATCAAGGCCGGAGGCTGACACTCGATGAACCAAGTGAATGGAACAGCATCGTACTTTCTCTTGACCCCAATGTATTCCCATACAGGGAAGTACATAAGGAAGAAAGCAATCACCGGGAGCAACCACACTAGCGTTTGCCAAACGCCAAGAGTGCGGAAGGGATTGACTCCTGTGAACCACCAGCGAAGCGAGGTCAGCTTGTAATACATTGTGTCCTTTCTAAAGAGCGGAGCGGAAGAGGATGGGTGGTAAGGCCATTAGGCTCCTCCGCTCCTTGCCGGCAATCCGAAGTCTTACGGATGCTTGAGTGCGGCAATTGTGACGGCGACAACGGAGCTCATCGTGAAGTTCAGCTTGCCGTTGCCATCGTTGTATTCCTGCTGCGGGAATGGCCCCAAGATCGTGGTCTTGTTGGTGTTGAGGATAATCACTTGCGTTCCAACTCGACCGTGGGAACAGGCATTCTGTTGAATGGTAATGGTGCAGGCCGTGGCGCCCAACGTGATCACGAGCAAGGTCTGCCCGTCATTCGCAAAGAGCGATGGAGTGGTTGCTGCTACCTGACCGCCAGTTAGGTCGAGACCAGTGGTGCTCAACTTACCGGCAGCGGAGATGGGAATAATTTCAGCCATGGGTGGCTCCTTTTCTTGGTACTGGTTTTTTCATTGTCCCCTTGCAATCGGGACACTGAATTCTTTCTGCTGTGAATTTGCGAGGGTGGATAACAACGAGCGTTCCATCCGTACAAGCCACACAAGGCACTAGCTGATACTTATTGCCAGTGGCAGGTTGTGGCGCTTCGATCACCTCAATAGAGAAGCGATGAGTTGTAACCATGTTGATAGTTCGCTTCATCCTTGAACCAACCTAACCATTTGCCGGACATTGTAACCGGAGGACTGCCGGGACTTCCAGACATATCCGTTGGAAGTGTAATCGACTATTGCGCCTAGCTCCGGGAACTCGGTGAGTGATACGGAATCGTTAGAAGCAATAAGCAAGAGAGCTTTGCTATTTGTGCAGTGGAGATGATTCTTGCACTTGGGTAGGATGCCGTGTTCGGAATAGGCAATTACTTCAGGCCAACTTAGCCGGCAGACATTTGCTGACATTCGGGACACCTATTGATACAGAGCAACTATGCCTCTGACTTCCAGCGAAGAGGAGCTGACCTCTATTTGAGGTGACCTTCCTTGACAGGTGCTTGCCGTCACGGAGGCCGGAGCGTAACCATTCTTTGTACGGGTGCAACACGAGTCTCGACCCTAACCCCTAGATAAGTCTACAACTAACCTGTCAATTCAATATCGCGTTGATTAGATCGAGCGTGGTAAGATCGACCCGAAGGCTCACGGCCTATATAGGGAGCGTGTGACACCTAGAGAGGGTCTAGGTAGTTTTGGGGTAAAATACCGCTTCGCCGCTTCGGAGCTTCTAAGTTATTGAAACCGGAAGTACTTACAGCGTACCGTCAGACATGATAACTCCGGGACTGATCCGCTTCGCAGTCTGTAAGTTATTGATTCTTCGTAAGCCTCTATCCCGGTTGCATCAAAATTCGACCTAGAATTACACTCCAGCTGAATCGCTCTCTATATAGGCTCCCGGCCTTCGGGTCGATCTTCCGTTATCAATCCACCTTGCTCCTTTATCGCTCGACCTCCGGCCTCTATCCGGGTAATAATCCCGCTACTCTCTTTAGAAGGAACTTTGAGGCTGCTTATAATTCGCTATGAGGTTGGCCAACTCTGCATTCAACAGGGAGTTTTCCGGGAGGCTCAATATGAACCGTTAGTTAAAGGGTTTGCACAAGTAATCCAGGTTATGACAAATAAGGGCTGCCGCCAACCTAGCGGTGGCCCTTCATTATTTAGCAGAGGATCAATTATGGCTAAGAAGATTAAACACAGCGAACCTTTCAACACTCGTATTCCTCCTTTGTTCTTGCGTGGCGGGATATTGGATAAGGTGAAGGATATAGGAGCGCGCATCCGTTTTATGGTCGAGATGCCAGAAGGTCATTTTTCAGGACGCATATGGCTCAACCTGTATGAATCTTCCCGGAGAGAGCTAATGGACATTTGCTACCTCGAACAACGTTGTGCGAGCTTTGGGGAATTGTCGCAATTAGAATGGCTCAAGACTGCCGGCCACAGGTTGTGGTTTGCGGATGTAGAGCGGCCTCGCTGTAACCTTAACATTTACATCGAGAAGATCGAGCGGGAGCTGAAGGTTGCAAAGGAGTTTATCGAGGGTATGGCTAAGAGCGTACCAGAGAAGTAATCAATACAGTTGGTCGGATAACTCTCGCTTTCCGTCCAGAGTTCCCGGATAATAATTTCTGTAACCTCTAACACAATCTATCTAATCAAGGATTCAAGCGAATGCCCGCAAAGAATACTTTAGCAGCAGGTAGTACTGCCACAACAACTCCGCACACTTCCAATCTGCTCACCCGTAAGCCTTTCACTATGCCGGCCATAGCCGCAACAGCACAGGACTTCGGGAGCGGAAGACCCGCCATTAAGGAAGGCCAATGTGTTTTGTTAGAGTTCGGCCTTTCACAGATCACAGTCCACGACCCGCTCCGCAAGTCTCCTTCCGAATGTAACAAGCTAGGCGTCATCCTGTACAGTTACGGATTTTCTACTTGGGACAAGGAGTTCTCGATGGACAAGGCTGCGGACTCCGGGCAGGTATCTAAGGACATGTGGTTCCTCTTCCTCTCCATCAAGCATTCCAAGGAACAATCCGAGTGCTGCGTTTGTGGCAAGGTCTTTCCGCGCAGCAAGAAGAAAACCCGTGACGATGACCATCTCCGTATGACAGAGAATCATCTTGCCGAGCACTATGCGGTGAAGAAATGAAATACATAGTGGTATGGACTCTACAGCGTGGTAGTCTCGACCCGCCAGAGGTTCTATCGGAAGAGGAGGCCGGGAAGATCGAGCAGAGCGAGTATGCAAGGAAGGAAGTTGCGGCAGAGAATCGGTGGTGGGAGCGATGCGAGTATGAGGCTAAGGGATAGGCGTGGAAGGTTCATAAGGAATCGCGGATGGTACATCAATGAAAAAGGTTATCCGCGTTACTCTGCCGGGAAGCATCGAGGCCGCTATGTCCATCGCGTAATGATGGAGCGGAAGATGGGCAGGAAGTTGAAGAAGGATGAGGACGTTCACCATCGTAACGGCAACAAGCTAGATTTTCGATTCCGCAACTTAGAGGTTCACGGGCACTCGGAGCACGGATGGTATTCGTCAAAGCAATTTTGGTTCATGCGAGAAAAGGATAAGAGGGAAGAGAAACGTTGGAACGAACACTTCAAATCGAAAGCGGCGCACGCATAGATCACGTTGGCAATATCCTTCGTGTCTTCCGCGCTGCTGATCCAATCGACCTCCGGGAGGGAATGGTTGCTTATGAACGGTACAATAAAACTATGCATTTTGCGCTCTCTCGCCTAATAATGAATGGATTGGTAACTTACGCAGTCTCGTCACTCTTATTAAGGGTCACATGGAAGGGATTGACCCTTCTGTACTTACGGTATCCACTTATAACGCCTGCAAACTACGGGCATGGAAGTGCTTGGATGAAGTTGACTTCCTTTCTTTTACGCGTGGGCCTAAAACTCGGAGCTTCTTTACCAACATCTGTTTCCCAGATGCGCTTGACCCGGTAACGATAGATGGCCACATGTACTCTGTATGGTTGGGCAAGCGATTGACGATGAAAGCGGTAGCAGAACAGAGGTTCAATTATGAGCAAGTTGCCGGAGACTTCCGCACAGCAGCGTTTCATCTTGGCATCAGACCGAATCAAGTACAGGCTGTTTGCTGGTTCGCATGGAAGCGTATTAACAAAGTGCTTTTCAACCCTCAGCTTGGCCTGTTCGCTGGACAAGATCAATGGGGGTTGCTTCAAGACCCAGGACAAATTAAACCATTCCCAAATAAAGGAGACAAGTAGCAATGAGAGCAATTCAGATTAGCGGTACAGCAGATGGCGGGTTCCTAGTCGAGCGGAAGTTTGCCGGCGTAACCTCTGAACGATTCATAGTCAATCACAAACGGGAATGTCCGGTGTTCCGCAATGGCGGGTTCCTTGGGCAGCCTACTTGGAAGAAGGAAGCAGTTGCCATACTCCAAACGGAGCGGCACAAGTGCGCACCACCAGTCGAGATTGTGCCGGAGCTAGATCACCCGCTTCACTCGACCTTAGACATTACAGGGTACAAAGGAGAACAACAAATGAATACACTACGCTTCGATGAATTGAAAGAAGCAAACCTGGCGCGTGTCGGAGAGTTCAAGAATAGGCTTGGACGAATCGCTCACGCAAAATCGGATGGCAGCGACTGGACGCTGGCCGAATGGACAAACGCAATGGCGGGAGAGGCCGGAGAAGCTTGCAACTACTCCAAGAAGATTCGCCGTGGCGATTACGATGATGATCTTTCTGTTGGCATCGACCTCCTGTTAAAGGAGATTGCTGACGTGGTCATCTATGCCGATCTGGTCGCCTCGCAGACTGGCCGGAGCTTGAGTGCGGCAATCATTCAGAAGTTCAACGAGAAGTCTGATGAGGTAGGCAGCAAGGTCAAGTTGTATGCTGCTCCTTATCTTCCTCCCGTAGCAATCTCGCAGGCAGATGGCGAGGCAGCCTTCCACGGAGATGGCGAGGATGCCGGCCTCGACCGTACAACATTCTCCATTGTTCCAAATGGTTCGGACTTCCCCAAAATCGTTCGCGAGTAACAACGAGGAGAGCAATACTGTGCCCAGAGTTTTTATCACTCAACAACCCGCTCCGAACCGCTCCGGTTGGATGCCGAACCTGACACCGGCCTCGAAGTTTGGAGCGATGGAGTATGTCTTTGATGCCGAAGACAAACCGTTTCTCAATACTGCTCGTGCGCTCCGAACGGCTGAGAAGGCTCTGGTGGACTTCGACCCGGAGCGGGATTTTGTTTTGTGGCCAAATACGGGTGACCCTGCTGCGGCGTGGGCTGTTATGCTTGTCCTAGGTCGCAAGGGAATCCGCAAGGTGAAGACTCTGTATTTTGAGCGCAATTTGGTGGATGGTGAGCGGGATAACCGGAAGGGCTTTTACACGCCCATCGTATTCAACCTTCAATAGATAAGGAGACAAGATGGCACAACAGAAGAGAGTAGTCCCAGCGGGAATCGACATCGAGGCCGATGCCGTCAAGACTGCTAAACCGGAGGAGCTAGCAGCAATCATAGCTCTCGCCAAACAGATGTACAAGCTCCAACTTCAAATCGAGGTCGATACAATAGCCCTCAATAAGAAGGCCGTGGAGTTGAATACACTCTCGATGACCACGCTGCCGGAGCGGATGACCTCCGCAGGCATTCAGTCCTTCGAGCTAAACAACGGGTATGTGATCGAGATTAAGGATTTCATCCGGGCAAACATACCCACACAAACGCAGATTGACGAGTGCAAAGACCCGATGGACAAACAGGTTCTGGCGAAGAGGAGAAAGGACGGCATCGCATGGCTGAAGAAGCACGATGGCGAAGCTCTCCTCAAGAACACCATCAAAGCAACATTCGGGAAAGGAGAATCAGCAGCAGCAAAGAAGTTCGCCGCACAGATAGGCAAAGCAGGGTATCAAGTGCAGCGTGACGAGTCTGTCAACTTCCAGACTCTCAATGCCTTCATCCGGGAGCGGTTGGAAGAAGGTAAGGACGTTCCAACAGACACCTTCGCTCTCTTCAACGGGAAGAAGGCAGAGATTAAGAAGAAAGTTCAGAAGTAAGCAGCACAAATTCAATCAAAGGATACGAGAACAATTATGGCTACTAAGAAAACCGCAAGCAAACCACCACAAGGCCGGAAGAATGAAACTGCCGGCGAGCAGGAACAACCCGAAGTTCGGCAGAAGGTTTCGGCTGCCTTGGTATCTGGGAAGCAGATGTCTAAAGAACAGTTGCTGGCCCTGGTCGAGGAAGACGAAGGCGGTGGGCAGGATAAGATGGAAGCAAGGGATTTTGCCATCCCTCGCATCTCGCTCCTCCAGTCCGGCAGTCCACAGGTGAAGAAGTCCGAAGGAGCCTATGTCAAAGGCGCAGAGGAAGGTGACTTTTTTGACAACGTTACCAACTCCGTCTATGCCAAGGGTGAGGACGGGTTCCTGTTCATCCCGGTGAGTTACCGGAGAGCGAACATCGAGTGGATTCCGAAGAAAGAAGGCGGTGGGTTTGTTGCTGATCATGGCGCGGATGATGCTATCCTGAAACAATGCACCAAGATCGAAAACAAACTCATGCTGAAGAATGGTCACGAGGTCGTGCCCACGGCTGAGTTCTACATCATCGCCATTCACCGGGAAACTCTCGTCACGCGCAATGCCGTTATCTCTCTGGCCGGCACGCAGTGGGACGCCGCTCGGAAGATGAATACAATGATCAACGAGCTGATGGTGCCGCGCACGAAAGGCCCAGGCAAATTCAATCCATCCATGTGGTACTCGATCTTTGATGCCACGAGCGTTCCGAAGTCAAAGAACGAATTCAATTGGATGGGCTGGAACGTTGTTCGTCAAGGCGACACTCTGGCCTTCACTGGTGGAGAGAACCTGTATTTGCAGGCGCGTCACTTCCGTGAGGCTGTGGTTGCTGGTGCGGTCGAGGTAACCAAGCCGGTGTCCGATGGTTCTACGGGCAACGGTGGTTCACCGGAAGACTCCAGCACGCTGTAGATCGAAGGTGGGCTGCGCATACCAACAACGCAGAAATTTTTATAGACTGGGTGGGCAATGGAATTATTAGAGCAATTTATGGCGTTGTTCCGTGGCTTCGAGAACGGCCACGGTCAGCACAAGTTGTTCTCTGAGCCGGATAACAGCGGCAAGATAAAAGGTCACGCATCAACAAAAGGTTACGGAGCATCACCAACAGAGTATACAGCCCATCTAGCCGGCAGCGGCACATCTCTTGGCATTATCCCGCTCCTCCTTAATAACACTTGCTGGTTTGGAGCTATCGACATCGACATCAAAGGCGACAAGCCTCTCAAGGAATCAGTCGAGGCTCTGGAGAAGCGAATAAGGAAGCTAGAGTTGCCGCTGGTAGTCTGTAGGAGCAAGAGCGGAGGAGCACATTTGTACCTCTTCGGCACAGAGCCTCTGGCTGCCAAAGCAATGGTGGAGAAGCTCCGGGAGTTGGCCGCACTCCTAGGATACGGAGGCTGCGAGGTCTTCCCGAAGCAATCGACACGGGTTGATGAAAAGGATAGGGGCAACTGGATCAACATCGCCTATTACGGAGCTACATCGAAGGAAGGCACAGAGCGGTATTGTCTCCGCAACGGCAAGCCTATTCGGAAGCTCGAAGACTTCGTCAAATATGCCAACATGATGCGGGTCGATAACAAGGCTCTTGGCAAGGTAGATGTGCCGCTCTCCGCTCTCTTCTCGGATGGCCCACCGTGCCTTCAGCATCTCGCCACATTCGGATTCGAGGAGGGAGGCCGCAACAACTCTCTATACAATATAGCAGTCTACTTGAAGAAGAAACACCCGGATACTTGGCACGATATTCTTCACGAGCAGAATCAACAGTTGATGAAACCTCCGCTCGATAACCAAGAGGTCACACAGGTCATTCGTAACATAGAGCGCAAGGACTATTTTTACACTTGTGCTCAGCCTCCGATCTGTAACCATTGCGACAAGAAGCTATGCGCCAAGCGGGAGTTCGGCATTACCTTCGGCAAAGATGCCGGCGAACTCTTCCCGATAGACAACATAACGAAGTGCGAGAGCAAGGATTCTGTCCGGTGGTATGCTGAGAGCGGAGGCAAGCGGGTCGAGCTTACTACTGAGCAGCTGCTCAGCCCAGCCCTTCTCCAGCGGGTCTTCCTCGACCGATTGAGCATTGTGATTGTAATAGGGAAGCAGCGTGACTGGGTGCTCCGATTGAAGGAGCTGATGGAGACGTGCGATGTAGTTACAGACCCGGACGATGCTAGCCGGCAAGGACAATTCGAGAACCTTGTTGGTAACTTCTTTGAGAACAGCTCGATGGCGCGGAACAAGGATGAGTTGATAAAGGGTAACTCATTGATTCAGGAAGATCGTGTCCTGTTCCGCTCCGAAGACCTCACCAACTACCTTACCATTAAGAGGTTCCAACATACTCCACACGAGATATGGATGTGGATTAAACAGATGGGAGGAGACAACCGGCAGATTCGCGTCAAGGATAGAGTGCTCCGGGTCTGGACTCTCCCTGCGCCAGAACGATTCGACATCAGCACCAGCATAGCATTGCCAGAGAGCGTGGAGGAGGAACTGTGATCACATTTACTCGCAAGATACCAAACAAGGTATATGTCAAAACTACACCAGAGTGGTTTCGCATTATACTCCCTAACGGGAAGCGGTTGACGCTACACCGCTCTTGCTACAAGTTCAAATCGGATGCAGTCGGCAATCTCTATCCGTATTTGGAGCTGGAAACAGCAATCAAGAAGTCAAAATACTTAATCCGCCAATGGCGGCACAGGAGGAAGAGATAGCATGGCAAGGACACTTCGAGTATCGTACAAGCCACACAATGTAGAGATTCAGACCGTTCTCAAGGTCTTCATCTCCGATGACAAATCACCAGTAGTTTGGAAGGGCACGCCGGATTTTGAAGTGCGTGGAGTTACCTTCCGCGTTGATGGCAAGATCACACGCGTCACCGTCCAGAAGGACGGAGAGAACGAACCTGAGGTTGAGCTTGAGCAGAGTCACTAAAATCTTTGGGCCTCCCGGCACCGGGAAGACCACTCGATTACTCTCCCTTGTGGAGGAGGCCATGGCTGCTGGCATAAAGCCGGAGCGTATAGCATTCATGGCCTTCACCCGCAAGGCTGCTGATGAGGCAGCTCAGCGCGCACAGGAACGATTCAAGTTTGCCAAGGAGAGGTTCCCGCACTTCCGAACTCTCCACAGTATGGCGTTTCACTATATCCACGCAAGACGCGATGACATTATGCAGGAGGAGCACTTCAAGGAGCTAGGCCGGATTCTAGGCTTTCAGTTTACCTCGCTCGATGACGAGTACACTATGATGCCAATGGGCACTGCTCTCGGAGATAAGGTTGCCCGCATCGAGTCTCTGGCCAGAGTTCGGAACGTAGGCTTGGAAGAGCAATGGAGAGATAGCAACTACAGGGATGTCCCTTGGCTGGCGGTTGGGCAATGGGCAGAAGGGCTGAAGCGGTATAAGGAAACCAGAGGCATGCTCGACTATACAGACCTGCTGGAACAATACGATGCGCCGCTGGATGTAGACCTATTCATAATTGACGAGGCACAAGACCTCTCGGACTTACAATGGAAGGTTGTAAGGACATCCTCCGCAAACGCAAAGCAAGTCTATCTGGCCGGTGACGATGATCAATGTATCTATGGGTGGGCCGGAGCAAATGTCAACCGCTTCCTCAGGATCAAGGCTCCCATCGAGGTTCGCCCGGAGTCCTTCCGGTTACCACGCTCCGTCTTCCGTCTCGCAACGGAGATAACCGGGAGAATACAGGTCAGGCAGCCGAAGACTTGGAAACCTAGGGAAGACGAAGGCGAAGTCCACAGGAGCTTCAACGAGAGGTCTTTGAACTTGTCGGAAGGCGAATGGATGTTGATTGCGAGGAACCACAGCGCACTCTCTCGCTTTGAGGAGGTTTGCCAGAATCAAGGCGTTGCTTACCGGAAGGAAGGCCGGCACTCGACCGATAACTCAGTCACAAGAGGCATTATAGCTTGGGAGCGGTGGAGAAAGGGAAACCCGATTAAGCCGGGAGATGTGAAGGCTATTGGAGCGTTGCTCCCGGAGCTGGCAATGTGGCGTCCTTCGGAGGAGGTCTATTTGGAGGATGCTCCGCTGAAGCCGGAGACGAAGAGGAAGAACTGGATGGATGCGCTGGAAGTCAAACCCAAGACCCGTGAATATCTGCGAGCTTGCTTGGCTAACCGGGAGCGGTTAACGGCTGAGCCTCGAATCACGATTAGCACCATTCACCGCGTCAAGGGAGGAGAGGCCGATAACGTTGTTTTGATTCCCGATCTATCGCACAACCCTTGGACTCAGCGGCACACAGACGAAGAACAGCGCGTGCTATATGTAGCGATAACGCGTGCCCGGAAGACCTTAACAATTTGCCAGATACAATCTAACAGACACTATTCGATCTAACAGGAGGAGCGTATGCAATCAGCTTGGGACAAATGGGGTCGTCACAAAGACCTCTGCTCGCAATGCGATGCGGTTGTGAAGAAGGGTGGCACAGATACGATGGAACTGTGTAGAGTTGGCCGGAGACTCTACAACCGCGTGCCGCTCGAAACAAAGGCCGGCAGAATGGCAGAGCTAGGAATAATCAGAAAGAAAGAATCAACCAATTGATTTATTCAGAGTAGCTTAAAACATTCAGAACAGAGATAATAATTATGCGGAATCTATATCACACAAATCGGAGGAAACATGAGCACCAAGAAGAAAGCTGCAAAAAAGAAGGCCGTCAAGAAGTCAACAACCAACGGGAGCACCGGAAGGCCCAGCAAGTTCACCGGCAAGAAAATTGCCAAATTGGTGAAGGAAAATCCGCGCAGGAAGGGCAGCGCAGGGTTCAAGAGTTTCGAGCTGATCAAGAACGGAATGACATACGAGGCATACATTGCTGCCGGCGGCAGACGCACAGACCTCGACTGGGGTATCAAACACAAGCACGTCAAGGTAGCAGCGTAAACATATTTGACCTGGCGCCGCGCACGCGAGAGGTAGCATTGACCTGGCAGGGTTTGATGCTACCTCTTTCCACGTCTACTCAATCAACTTGGAGAGCAATATGAGAATCTATGGTGCCGGCCTTGCCGGACTCCTCGCAGCAACTATGCTTCGGAGGCATAAGCCTATTATATTTGAGGCCCAACCCTCTCTTCCCAACAACCACGATGCCCTCCTCCGCTTCCGTTCCGATACGGTAAGCCGGGAGATTGGCATTCCATTCCGTAAGGTAACGGTGCGGAAGCTCATAATTCATTCTGATATCAATACAGGTGATTCCCGGAGAGTCACCAAGGCTGATATCTATCTCAACAATCTTTACTCGTTGAAGGCAATGGGAGAGGTTGTTGACCGTAGTATTTTGAACATGGATACGGTCGAGCGGTTCATTGCTCCTCCGAACCTTATCAAGCAGCTAGCCCATGGGTTAGAGATTCATTACAACTCCCCTTTGGAGGATGTTCCGGTGGATCCACGGGATGCTGTTATCAGTACAATCCCGATGCCGTTCTTAATGAAGATTGCTAAGTGGTCACCGATGCCAGCCTTCAACTACCGGACTATCACAATTCTTTCTTGTGACGTAGTTCAGCCAAATGTCGATGTCTTTCAGACCATCTACTATCCGGGTCACGAACCTTGGTACAGAGCCAGCCTGACAGGAAATCACTTGACCATTGAAATGGCCGGAGAGCCTCAGCAAGATATAGGCTACTGGAAGCGCAGCATCCAGCAGGTTCTCGGAGACTTCGGCATTTATAAGCAGGTCAACCTTACCGAATACCATCTCAAGGTTCAGCGGTTCGGCAAAATTGCTCCTATCCCGGAGCGTGATCGTCGGCAGTTTATCCTTGCTATGTCCGATAGAAATGACATCTATTCTCTCGGAAGGTATGCTACATGGCGGAACATATTACTGGATGATGTCGTTCAGGATGTCAAACGGGTCGAGTCATTCATCACAGAACGTGATGGTTATAGTTTCAAGTTACAGAACATCTAACAAAATTCAAAGCCAGATGGAGGCCCATCATGAAGAAAATCTGCGGACTTAAGCTCACACATGACGCAGCCGTGGCCGGCATAGAGGGCAGCAAGCTGCTCTTCTGTGTAGAGGTCGAGAAACTCAACAACAATCCGCGTTACAGCACGATGCCGGACTTTGCTACCATTAGCAAGATACTGGTAGATCACGATTTTGACCCTGATATATTTGTGGTAGATGGATGGAAGCACGGGAAGATCGACCGCAATGGATACAACCTCCGGGTGGCTCCTTACCACGAGTATGATGGCGATGTTTCCTTCCTCGACTATCGCCGGGAGTTCCGGGAAGGCCTGCACATTATGGGCCGCTCAGCTCCGTATGTAAGCTACCCTCACATGTCCAGTCACATAATGGGAGCCTACACCACATCTCCGTTTGCCAAGGCCGGAGAACCAGCCTATGTGATAACGTGGGATGGAGGGCAGAACCCGCGTGTCCATCTCGTAACTCCGAAAGGAGGCATCGAGTTTGTCTGCTCCTTGATGGAGTTGTACGGTATCATCTATGGTATTATGGGTTATTACTTCGGCCCATATAAGATGCCGGAGGTCGAGCGGAGATTAGAGAGCGGAGAGAAGTTGTATGGAGGCTATGACAAGCCAGGCAAGTTGATGTCTTATATTGCACTGGGGGAAGAACATCACCAGTTGATGACGCATGTATACTCTGCTTATGTAGAGGTCTTGCAGCGTCATCTTCCTGAGAATCGTCTTGCCTATAACCAAACAGGAACCCCGGAGCATCGCTTCATGCAACGGATTGCGCGCACAGTCAAGGAGTATTTCTCCCATCTCTCGGATGCGGATGTTCTCCGAACGATTCACGAATGGTTGTCTATGACCTTGGTTAATCGAGCGGAGAATCACATTCCATTCGGGTCGAATCTTTGCTTTGCCGGCGGCAGCGCATTGAATATCAAATGGAACAGCGCGTTGCGCCGGAGCGGTCACTTCAAGGATGTCTGGGTGCCTCCGTTCCCGAATGATTGCGGGAGTGCAATTGGAACGGCTGCTTGCGAGATGGCAACGTTGGGAAACTGGTCTATGGATTGGAACGTCTACTGTGGGCCTCATCTCAAGCCGGGAGAGATAGATGGACTGCGGTGGGAATCGTCCAACTGTACGCTCCGTCAACTGGCGCGTATTTTCTATTGTGAGCCGGAGGAGCCTGTTGTGTTTCTGAACGAACGGGCAGAGATTGGCCCACGTGCTCTCGGAAATCGGAGTATCCTGTGCGCTGCTACTGTGGCCAGCAACAAAGACCTCCTCAACCTGCTCAAGCAGCGGGAGAGCTTCCGGCCAGTAGCTCCGATCTGCTTAGAGGAGCAAGCTCAGGAGATATTCGACCCAGGCACTCCAGACCCATACATGCTCTTCGACCACGAGGTCAGAGACTTTTATCGCACAAGGATACCTGCTGTAATTCATCTCGACAACACAGCGCGTCTCCAAACCGTCAACCGTTCTCAGAACTTCAATGTCCACGAATTGTTGACTCAATATCGAAGGCTCTCCAGCTATCCGCTCCTCTGTAATACGAGCGCAAACTTGAACGGGTCAGGGTTCTTCCCGGATGTAGAGTCAGCGATGCGATGGGGAAGGACAAAGTACATCTGGGCAAATGGGTTCCTCTACACCAACCAAAATTACAAGGGAGGCCGCTAATGCAGGCAGTTACACCAAACGTAACATTGATCAACCATACTCACGAAGCACGTGAGCTTCTGCTCTTCACAAAACAGACACGTCTGTCTATGGATGCCGGCCTTATGCAAGAGATTCGAGACTGGCCTGAGGAGAAGAAACAAAAGGAACTTGACTACATGCTGGGGACAATTAAGTCCAGCTGGGAGTTCTGCGACTATGTCTTCTCGATTGATGGAGTATCGAGAGGCTTCACGCATCAATATGTCCGCACGCGCTCCGGCCATTATGCCCAACAGTCTCAACGCACAGTCGATATGTCCGGGTTTGATTTCATTATGCCCGAAGCATTTCAGGATAAGGAGGAAACTGAATTCAATACATTGGGGTATGAATTCCAACAGGCAATGGAGGCCATCGATGGTTTTTATGAGCGGCTGGTTGCGTGCGGAGCTAATCCACAAGATGCTCGCGGATTATTGCCCACCAATGTTTCAACAAACATCATTGGAAAATTCAATCTTAGGACGTTGTCCGAAATGGCACGTGTCCGTCTCTGTACCCGAACACAGGGTGAGTATCAAACTATCTTCAGAAAAATGCGTGACCTTGTGCTTGGAATTCATCCATGGGCAGAGCCATTCATCCGTGTTGCGTGTGCCGCTGACGGAGTATGCTGCTTTCCTAATTACACAGAGTGTCCTATCAAACCTGGAGTATTCAACCCAGACACGGGACTTCGGTGGGACAAAAAGTTTGATGCAGTTATCTATCAATATGAAAAACCCTTAACCCGTTCCGAGATTCAAGTCATCTGGGAGGGCACTCGATTCGAGGCCGTTCCGAAACAGATGACAAAGGAGGCCAAATGACGAGCGGCCTCGCCACCCTCCGGTTTATGCCGGCCAAGCAGCAAACAATCGTCTCCGACATTCACGGTACGCTGTCGGACTTCACTCACCGTCTCAAGTTCATCAAGGGAGGAGACAAGCCGGACTGGGATCAATTCAATCGAGAGCTAGGGGCAGACCTCCCGGTGGCTGGGACTATTAACACGCTCCGTCTAGCAGCCCAAAGGAAATGGACGGTGGTACTGGTAACCGGAACTCCAGAGCGGTATCACATGCTGGTGGTAATGTGGCTTCGCCGGCATAATGTCCCGTTCGATGCTCTGTTCATGCGGAATGAGGGTGACTTCCGCAGCGATGTAGACGTCAAGCGGGATATGTACGAGAAGTATCTAAAGGGCCACAACATTGAGCTTGTGTTAGAAGATCGAGACAAGCTGGTTGAGTTCTGGAGGAGCGTTGGCCTCCCGTGTCTTCAAGTGGGGAAGGGAGAATATTGATGACGGATAATAAAAAAGAGAATCATCACGCAATCAGTAATATGGAGCGTGGTGCCGGCACATATCGAGTTCGCAATAAGAGATATGGCAATAACTACAAGCGGTTTGGCGAGATAATGATGGCCTTGTTTCCTAATGGCTTGACTATCAATTCGGTCGAGCATTGGAATCGTATGGGCGTTATTCACATGATCATTGCCAAGATGTCCCGCTATGTCACAGACCCTAAGAAGGGCCATCTGGATTCTGCTCACGACATGGGAGTGTACTCTTTTATGCTAGAGGAGCTGGATGCGGAGGCTGAAGGGTTTGATGTTAGCCCTCCGTTGCCTCTAGTAACTACAGTTCAGGAAGTTGGGCCAAAAGCGACCGTCTGCGAGCACGTGTACGAATATCCTTGCGCCAAGGAGCATTTTGCAAGGCGGTGTAAGAAGGTTGTACCAAATACTATTCATAGCTGCGGCAAACCAACTTGCGTCAACTGCGGAGATAGGAGGGAGTCTTGATCATTTACGATACAGAAGGGACAGACCTCCTTAAGCCGGAGGTTGCGCCGCTTTCCGATCAGCCGCACCTTGTCCAGCTAGCTGCTATTAAGTTGGACAGCAAGTTGAAGGAGGTTAGCCGGCACGAGTTCCTTTGTCATCCCGGCATCGTTCTCCCGGAGCTATTCACCAAGATCACCGGCATAACGGAGGCCGATATAGACGGTAAGGAACCTTTCATTGCCCATTACACCGCTCTCTCGGAGTTCTTCTTGGGAGAGCGGGAGATGGTAGCTCATAACATGGCCTATGACTCCGGGTTGCTCCGATATTCTCTGACCCGTATAGGTAAGCTGCTAAACTTCCCGTGGCCTATTCGTCACATTTGCACGGTCGAGATAAGCGAAGGTATCAAGGGGCATCGTCTTGGCCTCTCCGATCTTCACCTGCTCGCAGCCGGCAAGACTCCCGAACAACGGGTTGCGTTCGCTCCGGGACAGTTCGTCAAGCACAAGACTCTCGGCAAGTGTACGATTCTCGAAGTGCTGGGAGAGAAGTTGAAAGTGAAGAAGGAAACAGACGGAGCCATCAAGACCCTCGAAGCTAAGATGTTCAAGGGTGCGGCCTTCGAGGGAGCCCACGGAGCTATGAAGGATGTCGAGGAGCTGGTCACGGTAGTCCGGTGGCTCAGGAAGGAAGGCCATCTGTGATTGTCCCAGGAATTGTCTTCAAATTGGTTGCAGAGTATCTGTTAAAGCATCAAGGAGATTATCCAACAATACTGAATTGCATCCATCAAATCGTTCAGACTTACTCTGCCGAGGAGATGCGATGATCCACTACAACCCCAATGATGAGACATATTTGGGATTGAAATTTGAACTAGTCTATGATCGTTGCCTATATGATCACCCGGAGGTCTTATGAAACTTTCTTTCGAGCAAGAAGGAGCATTAAGCAAGATCATGCATTGGCTCGAAAATCCTAGAGAGGGGCCATTTGTAGATGATTGGATGTTCTATCTTGGAGGCTATGCGGGCACAGGTAAGACCACGCTCCTTCAAGAGATCATCAACCGTCTCGACACTCCTCCTATCTGTATTGCTCCTACAGGTAAGGCAGCCAGCGTGCTTCAGCGGAAGTTGAAGAATGCAACGGTCACCACCATTCACAAGGCGTTGTATAAGCCTGTGATGCCGAATATCAAACAACTCGAAGCTCTCGAAGCTCATCTGGCCGCGAATCCGGGAGCTAGGGAGTTGATTGAGGCTATCCGGGAAGAGAAGCGGAGGCTTGCCGATCTAAAGATATCATTCATGGACAACGAGGCAAAGGAGATAAAGCGAGGCCGGGTTGTGATGGTCGATGAGGCATCTATGGTAACTGCTAAGATGGTAGAAGACCTCCATCGCACAGGGGCCATCGTTATCTTCGTTGGTGACCCAGGCCAGCTACCTCCTGTTGGTGATGCCGGCTATTTTAACAAGCAAGAGCCGGATGCGATGCTATCGGAGATTCAACGGCAAGCTCTCGACAACCCCATCATCAACCTCTCTATGCGAGTTAGGAACGGAGAACGAATCGAGTCCAACATAGAGAATGCTCATATAGTCAAGCATTGTAAAACTGGCTACCCGATAACGGAGCTATCCAAGGCCGATCAAGTTATCACCGGCATGAACTTTATGCGGCGCAGATTGAATCGAGCCATACGGAAGGTCAGAGGCTTTGAGGGTAAGTTCCCGCTCGAAGGCGAGAAGCTCATCTGCTTGAAGAACCAATACACTCATGGCGGGATTGTTAACGGGATGCAATGCCTCGCTGCGAGCAGCATGGAAGTAACGGATGAGGGAGAGCTTGTGATGGACGTTCTGTACGAAGGAGAGCTGCTCTATAAGCTCAAATGTTATCACTATCCTTTTGAAGTTCACTACAATGATCGAGCGGAGGAAGACCCGTGGGCTGCCCGCTCGAAGCTCTCGGAGTTCGACTATGGATATGCCATAACTGTCCATAAGTCTCAAGGCTCCGAATGGGACAGGGTCGTTCTGGTAGATGATGAGATGCAAATAGGAAACAGGGCAATGCGGAAGCGGTGGCTGTATACAGCAGTAACTAGAGCAAAGGAGCACCTAACATGGCTAACGAACAGCTAAAAATGATCAACCTGAAATGCCGGACTGAGTTCACCTTCAGAAAAGTATTTGGCCCCATAGCCAAAGTTCTTGAAGCCACGGAAGGCCCAGTGGGTATTTGTGACCAGTCCGGTAGCTGGGGTCACGTCCAATTCTCCTCCGCTTGTAAGAAGGCCGGGAGGAAACCGCTGCTGGGAACGGAGCTGGCGGTTGTAGCGGATGCCAAGTTGAAGGAGAAGCAAGGCATCAACTGGATGTCCATGCTTGCGGTCAACGATGCCGGCCTCAAGGAGATGTATGAACTAATTTCCTATTCTACAGACCCGCTCAACTTCTATTACCACCCGCGCATCGACTACAACATTCTTTCGGAGGTCAGCAGCAATATTCTCCTCCTCTCCGGGACTCACCCTGTCTGGGCTAAGTTGCCCAAGAAGCGGGAGAACTTGTATGTGGAGATAAATCCCAACAGCCCTATCAACGTCCTAGCTCAGGCCGCGCAACTCCGGTTACCAGTCGTTGCGACCTCGGACAACTACTATCCAAGATTAGAAGACAAGGGCACATACGAGGTAATTAGTGGAAGAGAACGTCAGATGCGTACATCGCCTATGCATCTTCTCTCTTGGCGTGAATGGCAGATGATCTGGCCACAGGCTCCGAAGGAAGCTCTGCTGAACCAGCAACAGATTGTCGATCTATGCTGTGCCGAACTTCCGAAGGCTCCGATGGTTCACTTCGAGAATATGCCCAGCTTGAAGTCCATGTGCGAGAAGGCCGCAAAGGTAAGAGGCATCGACCTCCGCAAGCCGGTGTATAGGGATAGGCTGAAGAGGGAACTGGAACTGATTGCTGAAAAGAAGTTTGAGGATTACTTCTATTTGGTGGCGGATATTATTGACTATGCAAAGAAGCACATGCTGGTTGGGCCGGCACGCGGAAGCTCCTGCGGGTCGTTGGTCTGCTACCTGCTACGGATAACGGACATTGACCCGATACCTTACACGCTCCTCTTCGAGCGGTTCATTGATGTCAACCGGAAGGACTTACCGGACATCGACATTGATTTTCCGGACACGCGAAGAGATATGGTGTTTGAATATATCCGTGGAAAGTATGGCAGCGAGAACGTTGCGAGGTTGGGAACGGTGCTCCGCTATAAGGCCAAGAGCACGATTGGCGATGTAGCGAAGAACCTAGGCATACCAACATGGGAAGTGAAAGACCTCTCCAATGCGATTATCGAGCGGAGCACCGGCGATGCTCGTGCTGCGTTCTGTATCATGGATACGTTCGCTGAGCTGGAGATAGGCCGGAAGACCTTGGAGAAGTTCCCACAGCTCAAGGTCGCAGCCCATATCGAGAATCACGCCAAGTCTTCGGGGCAGCACGCAGCCGGCATCGTTGTGACGGCCAATAACATCTCGCAATATTGCACCGTGGATAGAAAAACGGGAGCGGCGCAAGTGACTAAGCAGGATGCCGAAGTGCTCGACCTGCTGAAGATAGACGCGCTGGGACTCCGAACCCTGAGCGTAATTCAGGATTGCCTAGATCAGATTGGCTGGACGAAGGAGAAGTTGCTGGCCTATCCAACAAACGATGAGGATGCGTTCGCAGTCTTGAACGATAGAAAGTTCAGCGGCATCTTTCAGTTTGAAGGATACGCTCTGCAATCTCTCTGTGCTCAGCTCCGGGTCGAGAACTTCGAGGACATCGCATCCCTTACTGCTCTGGCTCGACCTGGGCCGCTGGAGAGCGGAGGAGCTGCCGAGTTTATTAAGCGGCGCACCGGGAAGGCCGACACATCGCATCTCCATTCCTCGATAGAAGGAGTGACCGCGTTAACGTATGGCATCATCATCTATCAGGAACAGGTTATGCAGATCGCACGCCAAATGGGCAAGCTCTCGTGGAAGGACGTGTCAGACCTCCGCAAGGCTATGTCGAAGAGTTACGGCAAGGAGTTCTTCGACAAGTACTGGGAGCGATTCCGGGAAGGAGCCTTGGCGCAAGGGGTCGAGGAAGACGATGCGAAAACGGTATGGGACAATATCAACACGATGGGTTCGTGGTCTTTCAACCGGAGCCACGCGGTTGCCTATGGTATGGTATCGTATTGGACGCTGGTATTGAAGGCGAGGTTCCCGCTAGAGTTCGCCACAGCCTGTCTCCGTTCGGCAGACGAAGATCAATGCACCACGCTCCTCCGGGAAATGCATCGTGAGGGTTTCCGGTTCAAGGCTTACGACCCGGAGTTGTCGGAGAAAAACTGGACGATTAAGGATGGAGTGATGATTGGAGGATTGCTCAACGTCAAAGGGATAGGAGAGAAGACTGCTGACGATATTATCGCACGCCGGCAGCGCGGTGAGCCTTTGACGAACGGTCAGCGGAATAAGTTAGCCAACGGAACAACTCCATTCGATTCGATCTTTGAGTGTGCGGAGCGTTGGGGAGACATAAAGAAGAACCCGGAGAAGTACAACATCCGAACTCCGATCACAGACCTGATTAATATTACGGAAGACGATGACGGAGAGTTCTTGGTCATGGGGAAGATTAAGGAGAAGGACTTACGTGACCTCAATGACCCCAATGCGGTGAAGAAGCGGGATGGGAAGCGAATCAACGGGCAGAGTTTGATTCTTCACTTGACGGTCGAGGATGATACGGCGAATATTCGTGTCACGATAAATCGTCACAATTACAAAGTGTGGGGAGTCCCGATTGTGGAGAAGGCGAAGATAGGAGACTGGTACATTTTCAAGGGTCTTATGCGCAAGGGGTTTCGGAAGATCGACTGTAGACGATGGAGGAGGCTAGGAGGAGCGGAGGCCGGGAAGGTCTGATCAATCACATC